AGAAAATTGGCGCTTCCGGGAACTCCCATGTCTCAGCTCAGGTTCGTGATCAGTTGGGCGTGGATGCTGGTGCTGCTGCGGACCGCGTAGACCAAGCAGTCCACCGCCGACAGCGTGCTCGTGACAGTCGGGGCGGTGCCGCCGCTGAAGTCCCAGTAGCTGCCAAAGGCCAGGGTGTAGGCGGTGCTGGCGTCTTGCGTGATGAAGATCACGCCGCTTTGGCCGGCGGTCAGGTTGGTGGGGTTCGCCAGCGTGGCGTTATGCCCCAAGGTCAGACTGAAGTTGTTAGCCAAAGCAAAATCAGGAGTGATCGTACTGGCCGAAGTCAGCGCTGTAATGCTACCACGTTGAGCCGCAGTAAAACTCTGCGCCAAGCCTAACAGAGGCACAGTCCCAGTGGCATCTGGCAAGGTGATCGTGCGGTCGCCGGTGGGGTCCGTAACCGCCAGCGTGGTTTCGTTGCCATCGGCGGTGCTGCCCTCAAACACCAGCGAACCAGCAGAACCAATTTCAAGAGTGCCGGTAATGGTGCCACCCGCTAAGGCGAGATAGGTGCTGGCAGCGGAGGTGGTGGTCAATAGACCAAGGTTTGCGGTGGCCAGTGTGCCAACAGTTACCCAAGCTGAGTTGGCGGCATTGCGAATTTTTAATAAGCCAGTAGTTGTATCGGCCCACCATTGAAAGGCATAAGTGGTGGAAGGCTCGACGGCGCCGCTGTTATTACTAACAATTGCTGCAAGTTGACTATTAATGTCGCTTCTTACGCTAGCGCCGGTGCCATTGCTAACTACATAGTCTGCTTGGGGAGGCATGTTTACCAGCAGTTTTCACACATTCTAAGCGCGTTTACCATATCCGGTGGCGCTCCACGTAAATTGTCGCGTAATTGGATTGGCGCTGGAATCATAGAAGCTAATAACAAAACCGCTGTCAGTAACGCTACCAATTTGGAAATAATCTCCTGCCTGCATGTTTTGTGCAGTAATGCCAACACTAGGCAGATAAGCATTGAGTCCGCCAATACTTGCAGTTCCAGTGAAGAATGGATAAGGAAAGGTTATTGCCGTGTTAGTGGTGCCACTGGTCGCAGCGTTGCTTTGCTCAGTTCTGCGTTGGACGGTGGCGAGGTAGCCCAGCTCATCGACGAGGATGTTTTCTGCAATGTCACTACTAGTCAATGTGGTACGGAATTGAAAACCACGGCCACGGAACGTACCATTAACAAAGGGTTGCCAAGCACTCCAAGTTGGACTACTACTGGGATTGTCAGTGGTGCTGCGAAGTTCAAGCACTGCGTTTACAGAGTCAATCACGCCGCCGTCCCAATCGCTCCAAGTGTCTACTTCCCCCAAACGACTATCAACCAAATCACTCGGGAAATAACCACGAGTGACAAAATAACGACTGAAGTCAATGGAATATATGTTGCCAAAATCAACAGTGTTGGCGAAATTATAAGTGCCAGAACTTTGAACATCCCCAATTACGTCAAATGTCACCATAGCGTCCACATCAGGCACGTCATCCAGAAGTTCTGAGCCATCCAGTGTCAGGGCGTCAAATTCGTCGCTGTAGAAGGTGTTGGTGCGGGTGCCTTGGAATGGTGGGGCGTCTTGGTCTTCGCGCCGGTTGATCAGCGTGAGTGGTGCCAGCGTGTCGGGCAAGTCGATGATGATGCTAGTTTCGCTGGCGCTTTGGCGGCCTCCGTCATCTTCAAACTTGACCAGCACCTCGCCTTCCACCAGCGGGATGATGGCCTCAGTAGCGCTACCGGATTTGGCGGGGATCAGATCGACGCTGTTGCTCCAGCTAGCTGAACCATCCGTCAGGTTGCTATGGCGGATGTGGATTTTGCCGCCAACCTTCACATCGAGGTCTACGGTTTCATCCCAGCGCAGACGACCTGAATTGGCATTGATGGCCTCAAAGCTGAGGTTTTGGACATTGCCGGGAACGGCGGTTTTGCCAACAAGCGGGAATTGCGCGGTGGCGATTGCACTGCCTTTGTTCAAATAGCTATATGCCTGGATTTGGATGTAAAGCGTTCCAGGGCGTGTATCAAGAATTTTTGTTGATGGTGATGTCGTATTGATTTGCTGCCAGTTGTCGTTGTCAATTCGGTATTTGATGCGAAACTCAGAAACACGTTCCTTGGGGCTGATCCAGCTAAGGCTGAAGCCCGAAAATACACCTTGGCCGTCTTGATAGAGATATTCAGTGCCGCTGATGCTGCTGACCGGATCAGGTGGATCGCTGAGGTTACTGATGTCGCGGGTGGTCAGAGTATTGTCGCTTTCAATCGCGTTGTAAATGCTGCTGTTGTACTGCAGGGCGGTGACGCCGTAGATGCCGTCTTCCGATTCAGCAACATTAAGAACGCGAAACTGTTGTGCTTCGATGTCGCTGGTTTGGATGAGCCAGATTGCGTTGGCGTTGGGGGCTTCGCTGAAGGCGCTGTTGACTGTGATAATGCGGCCTGAAATGTTAACAATGGTGCGTGTTTCAACCAAGCCGGTTGGCATCAAGACCGAAATAGTTGGGCTACTAGATACGTTGACGGTCAGACTGTTGTTGTCGATAGTTATTGCTGTTGTGGTTGCAGAATTGATGCGCCCGCTGCGACGTGTGCCAGCCTTCATCGGGTCGGCAATGTCAATCACCATTGCAGGGCGCAAGATGATGCCGCTGTCGATAGACACCGAGAAGGTAACTGTTTCAGTCAGGTTTTGTTCGCTAAGGAGTGCCCACTTACCAGCGCGGTGCGCTTGACCTTGGCTGTAACAACCGAGGGCTTTGATGTCTTTGTTGATGATGCCGTATTTGGCTACAGCGTCTGCATCTTCGATGTATTCGTACTCAACTTCACCCAAGGTGTCGTAAGACTGCCAAGCAACAGTGGCAACGCTATGGCGTGCTTTTTGTGATGTGCCGCTATAAACAAAAATGCCGTCAACGACATTGCTTGGTCCCAGCAAATACTGCGAGTCGGTCGGCTTGTCTTGCTGGAGCACTAGTGAGCCGGCGCCGTAGTAAGCGATGCCACGGAACAGGCTGGTCATCTCTTGGATGACGTTATAAACCTCGTCGCGGCTGTTAATTAGCAGGTTGCAGGAGAAACGGGGTTCCAAGCCACCTTTGCCGTTGTCAACAAGGGCGTTGCAATATTGGGAAATTGCATAGAAGTCGTAGCGATCCAGGCTGCTGGTGGGAATGCTGGCGCCGTAACGGGTGTTCGTGAGCAAGTCCCAGAGACACCAAGCCGGATCGTTACACCAAGTTGCTGCGCCAAAAGTGCCGTCCCAGACGCCGGCATAAGTAACGCGGCCTAGATAGGTGGTGGTATCGACGGTGGCGTTACTGGGCAGTTGGATTTTTTGCCCGCGAATCAGATACTTACGGGTTGGGATTGAGTCGAACTGGCGGGAATCAAACCGCAGGTAACAGAGTGCGCTATTTGGGTAGCGCAGTTTTTCGTCGATAATTTCTGTGTAGCTGAACCAGTAGGTGAGGTTTTGGCGTTTGGTGCTGGATTCATCGGCGCTGACACGGACAACTTTGATGTCAACTGGAAACGCACCAGACAGCGGAATCATGTAATCGCGCTGATAGCGATTGCTGGTTTTGCCGCTGATCGTGTCATCTACGACGGTTGTGTAGCCGCCGGCGTTGTATTGCACTTGGATTTGAATTTGGACGCTGTGACCAACAATGTCGCCGTCGTCTTCGATGATTTGCAGTGATGGAACTTGAAGCGTGACGCGCACACGATCCACGTCGGAATCGCTGATGGTACGGACAACAGGAGTGGCGTTAACAACTTCGACGTTGACGCTCTCTTCGCTTTCGGTGCCAATCGCGTTGCTGATGTAGCTCTGGGCTTGCGTGCCAGTGCGGGTGACGACTGTATAGCCTTCAAAATTTGGATTGTTGGCAGCGTCGCGGACTGGGGTGCCTTCTAAGTAAATGCCTTTTTCGCCGTTTTCAATGCCGTCAATTTCGCCTTCGCATAGCAGATCCAGCACGCTGGCATATTGAACTGACTGCAGTGAGTCGTCGGCTTCTGTTGGGGTGCGGCTAGATCCTCCACCACCGCCGCCTTTGCCACCACCACCGCCCCCACCGCCGGCGCCAGCAATACCAAGACCCAGGCCGGCGTTGTGGACGCGGATGTTGTTGGCGATGAAGGTGTGATGTCCTTCTACTGTCAGGTTGTAAACTGTGCCAGTACCGATTTCGGTTTTGCTGACGATGGGGCGCAGGTGGCCGTTGACATCAACAAGGCAATCATCAGAACTGAGTGTGTCGATTTCGACAAAGGCATTGAACTGGTTAAGCACCCAGTGGTTGGGGGTGGCATCAAGATGCTGCCCGCCCCAGAGCGTATAACGGACGACGCGCTCGCCTTTGTGCTCATGAACCTTGAGAATCTTGGCTTCGTGGACTTGGCCGGTGTGGTCAAAACTTAGGACAAGATCGCCGGGCTGTAGCTCATCAATACGATGCTCACCACCTGGAACGCGAACAAGCGTATGTCCCAGGAAGCATCCACCTCCGCCACCACCACCAGCGCCAACAATGCGTGTCATATCAATTGATCAACATCAAGACCACTAGAAAGAACGGCAGAGCCAACAAATACACGTCCATAAGCAATTGGTACAGGCAATCCTTGCTTAGCGGTGTTGACAATACCAGAAAAGGTGAAAGATTCAAACTTTGCAGCGTCGCGTCCGCGTTCTGTCGTGGTTGTGGATTGAACTGGGGCGGGTGAAAGTGCTTGTGCGACGCCACCAATGGCAAGAGACAAACCGACAAATCCCAAGGCAGATGCGGCTGCACCACCAATCAAACCAGATGCTGCGATACCTCCGCCAACACCGCTTAGGCCAGCACCTAAACCAAGGAAACCGCCTGCAACTGGACCGGCGACAATTGCCAGTGCGACAAGACCGATGCCTGCCAAGATTTGGCCGCCGCCCTGGCCTGCACCAGCGATAACTGGAGTGATACTAAAAACCTCACGCTCGCTCCAGGGGAAAGCCATCATGCTTATATTATTTTCTGTAATTTTTTCTTTCCCAAGAGTAATACGATAGCCAACGCCATCTTTCTCACTATCTAATAGCCACTTCTCCAGACCTGGGAAATTTACACACAATGCCTTTAATGCCTGAGCCGGAGTGTCAGCTTCAAACTGAAAACGACACCTGCCTAGTTTTTTACGAAGAGCGCCATAAACCTTAACGACTTTCATGCCGCAAAACCTTAGCAGTGCTTTTTAAATAATAGCCACCATAGATGTCACGACTACTTAATCTTCCCTGTAGATGATGAAGAATTGTTTGATCTCCCATGTAAATGGCAGCATGATTCGGGAGGGGCGACGCGAGTTGCATTAAAATTGCATCACCATATTGCAATTCATCCAATGAAATCAAGCGAAAACCCTCGTTTGCAAAATTATCTAAATACAAATTATCGCCTTTAAGCCAAAACTTATCACGACGATCGTAGTCTCTTAAATTTAAGCCAAACTCGCGGTTATACCAATCGCGGCATAATGTATAGCAATCTACAATTCCAAACACAAACCTACGTCCTACATACGGCAGCTCAAAGCCTTCGGGTTCGCAATATCCCCACTGTTCGGTTTGGGGATTGACAATGTGCCAGGGCAGGCCGGATTTCTCGCAGGCAACGCGGTCGGCTTGGGATGGTGCGTGGTTGGTTTTGGGGTGGCTATGCACCACGGCCACGATTTCGCCCTGCTCTTCGGCGGCAACGTAGTCGGCAGGATCCAGTACAAAATGTTCGTCTGGCGTTTCCGCCATGTTGCGGCAGGGGAAATACCGCTTCCGACCTTTGACCACGGCCACCAAGCCGCAGGATTCCCTTGGGAACTCCGCCTTGGCGTGCTCCAGTGCAGCCTCTTGGATGGATTTATTGAGTTTCATTGCGTAAGACCAGCGCCTGGATAGCTCCCAAAGGGCAACTCGGCAGTTTCACCAAAACGCAACTTGCAGGAGCTAAGACGCTTGCCGCATTTATCCTGCGCTAACGTCCCCACGACACTATCATTTGCGTCCCAGTAACCACTTCCTGTGTAGCCACATTCAGAGCTTCGATATTGCCATTGACAAATATTTGCAATAATTTGTCGCTTGGGAATCATGACACCAGCCAAGTCAAATTTGCTAGCAAGTTCAAAACTCACCGAATCACGATTTTCGTTTGTCTTCCTATCTATATACCAAACTTCATCGGGAAATTTTGCATGAGGATCGGCATTGGCTTCACCATCAAGATATTTCCTTAATGTGCGAATACGCTTAACTGTAGCGCCCCCTAAATCATTGCCGGGCGTGGTGGCATTAACCAATAATAGCAATGTGGTCATGGTGCCATCAAGATTGCTAATGGTTAATGTTGGACGAGGCAACATGCCGGTATTACTATATTCAAAACCTTCGGCCTGTACGGGCAGGCGAATGTAACTATTGCCATTCCATACAATATTTCCAGTGACATTAGCATTGCAGCCATTATGCCAACGATAAGTATCCGTGCTTCCGTGTAAATTGCCATCTAAAGTCATTTCAAAAAGTTCAATAATGGCACTGGGCGCTATTGTTGCAAGTTCCTCGTAAACACTGCTAAAGGCCTTCCAAGTTATTGTTCCATCAACAATGATGCTGCCAATATCAGTGGGCCAAGCGGGCTGAGAAGCAGCCGAAGTGCCAGCTATGGCGCAATAAAAGACAAGGCCACTAGCTTGTAAACTGCTGGCGCGAACAACGTCGCCAACAGCATAAGCGGTGCTAGCACTCCATGCAGCGTAAGCCATTATTTAAGGTTCAAAAACTTGACGAAAAACAGCACTAATTTCATTAAAATTTTCACCCACTATCCTCTTGTTCCATTCATCACACACCCATTTATAAGCCGTAGCCTCATTGGGAGGCGTCCAATCAAAGGATTGACCATCTTCGCCACGGGCATCTAGGAAGGTTTCAATGGTATCGGCATCAGTGTTGTCAACCATAAACATAACTGACCATTCCTTGGGATTTTGATTGTTTCCGTAGGAAAGTCTTTGTTCATACCCATCGCCAAATTGTACAGTCCGCAAGCGAGGCTTACTGCGCTTTTGAGCGTCAAAAGCAGGGTCAATGGAAGGGAATGTGGCCATAACTAGTTATTGCCTCAAGAGTCCACCAGGGCGTTTTTGCTTGATGAGTTCCGCTTGCACTGCCGAACTAACAACACTTGCAAGAGCCCTTGCTTGTCCTTCGTCGCCAGACACTTGAGTGTTTTTCGCATCTACATTTACGATTACGTTTATATCGCCTGAATTAGAACCCTGTAATTCCACCGGAATGGAGCGTCCATCCGGGAGGGGTACGATGGCTTCATTATAACGCCCCTCACCAACAAGACCAAGGGTTGGCCCCTGCACAGTCCCGCCATCTGCAAAGGCTTTAAGTGGAATAATGCCGCCCCCGGCAATACCACCATTGGCAAAACCGCTAATACCAGTGCCAAAGCCAACTGTTGTGCTGAGCCCCCGAGCACCGCCGCCAAAGACATTGCTCCCGCCTCCGCCGACACCGGAGAATGCGGATAAAAGATTTTGTGCAAGGCCAATAACTTGCATTTCCATCCATTTCGCAATCATCCTTGCCGCCATATCAAGGAAATAATCTCCTATGTTTTGGAAGAAAGAAGCCAATGCCTCTTGGGCAGTCATTGAGCCATTGACAATTTCTTTGAAAGAATTGCCGAATGCCTCCCCAATCCCTTTCGCAGAGTTTTTAACAACTTCATTGAGACTTGTTAAATCTTTCAATTCCCCCTTAAGTTTATTCATGGCCTCTTCCAATGAGCCGACAGCAGGAATGGCGGCTTGAGCTTTGGCGAGATCAGCCAGTTCCACTTGACTGGCACCAAGTTCTTTTGCCCTTGCCATGTCATCAGCAAACTGCTGCTGCTGTTGAGCGCGAGCCATTTCAATTGGGCTCATTGTCCCAGCAGCCATTTGAGTGGCATTTAAAAGTTTTTGAAACTCTTGCTGTTTTTTAATCTTGTCGTCAAGATCCTTTAATTCATCTTTTGCCCTTTTTGCTTCATCCACCTTAAGCTTGTCAAAAGTTTCCTGCAATTCGTTGCGTAATACATATAGCTCGACATTCGCATTTTGCAGTTTATTGTTAAACTGCTGCTGTGTTAATGATTTGCCAACAATCTGATTTTCTTTGTTAATCAGCATATTTCTAAATTCTTCTAGGCTTGCAATCTTTCCGCGAATCTCAAGGGCAGGGCGCAATGCCTCTAAGCTTTCAGCTTCCGCCTCATTCCCTTGTAATCTCGCATCGCGAATTAGTTCACTTAAGCGACGTTCTTTATCGGACGCCGCCATTTTTGCTTGACGCTGACTTTCATAATCAGCAATTTGTTCAAAGGGAATTCGCTTTGTTTTGCCTTTTCCATCTCCAGAATCACTGGTAATTGGTGTGATTTCTGGGGCTTTGGTTTGCTTGGCCAGATCGGCAGCAGCTTGTTCCGCCAAGGGCAGTTTCTCCTTGACAGAAGCTGCTGATTTACGAAGAGATATGAGTCGTTCTTCAATAATTCTTGAAGCATTTACAAAGTCTTTGACATATGGTTTGTCAAATACATCTTTTCCGACAAATCCTCCAAGCCCAATTTCCTCCATGGTTGCGGCAGCTTGAGGCGTCAATCTTTTAGCAGGAAGCCCTCTGCCACCTTGGCCGGAAACAAAAGGACGCAAGCCTTCAAAAGTGGAAACCTGTTTTCCAATATCTTTGCCCAGATTTTTCAGTTCTCGGACTGCGCCACTATTTGCCATTGACGAAATACTCGCAAGCATCATTTGCGTGGATTGGCGCACGCTGTCAACAGCTCCCTTGAGGGACATAATTCGCTCAATAACCAATGAAATACCAGCCAAAATTGCCGTAGCGCCAAAAGCTCTTAGCCCAAGCGTCACAGCATTTAGCGCCGGTGCAATACCCCTTAAAACACCCGTTGCTTGACCAGCCGTTAAATTAAAACCTTTCATTACCATGTCAACAGTCTTGAACCGTTGAGCCCCTGCCAGTAATCCAACATTTAATGTTGTCATCGAGGCATAGACCGAGCCAATGGTTGTAGCAATGCGTCCAAAAACTAAATTGATGGGAAGCGCAACAAGGTAAAGTTTTGCTAAATATCCGACAACGGGATTGCCAGCAATTTGAATCAGGAACTTACTAACTTGCAATAATATTTGACCAAATTGAGAGAAAATGGGCAATAGAGATTGAATATTTCTCTGAATTCCATCAAACGCTGGCTTTAATTCTTTTAACTGCGCTGCGAATGCCGAGCCGCCCGCTGTTTGCGCTTGAGTGCCTGAAAGGAAGGCGGTAAAACCATCGGTAATTGTCTTGATGCCGCTTGTAATGGGAACAACAACACTATTAAGAAAACCCACAGCAACCGGCTCAAAGCTTTCATAAAAAAGCTGAGTTGAATTTTGCATGCGGTTGATAACACCTTGGAAAGTTCTCGCAGCACCTTCTGCGCCTGGACCAAACTCTTTATTCATTACGATCGTGACATTTTTTAACAAATCACGCATCGCTTGTCCTTTGTACGCGCCGTCTTCCAACGCTTTGCCAAATTTTTGAATAGCATCTGGACCTTTAAACCCAGCAGCTTCTGCGAAAATGCCCATAGCACCAGGCAGCACATCGCCTAATTGTCCTTTTAGTTCCTCGCTCATCACCTGGCCCTTACTAGCCATTTGAGCAAAAGCATAGTTAACGCGATCCACTTTGTCGGCACTCATGCCAAAAGTAGCCGCTGCTTTACTTATGCTTAAAAATAAATCTTGAATTTCACCTGCCGAAAATCCAGCGGGTGCCATGGAAGCAAATAGCTTTGTGAAACCATCGCGAGCAGATTGCAATGGAATATTGTATTTATCTACGGTTTCAAGGATAAATTGATTTGCTTGACCAGCTTCTTTTGCGCTGCCAGTTATAGAGGATAAAGTATTTCTGAAGCTCTGTAATTTACTTACGGCATTGCCAACTTGGGAGGGTAAATCTTGAGCAAAGCCTAACAATTTATAAGCTTGTCCAAACAATAAAACTTGTTTAGTAGCAAAGCCGAATTCACTACCAAGCTCGCGAATAGTCCCTGCGCCAGGAAGATTAATACCTCCCATGGCACGACCAAAGTCTCCCATACCAAAACCACCCGCACCCCCACTCGGTCCTCCACCTCCACCACCGCCAGGAGGCAAGAAGCGTCCGCCACCCATTGGCACTTGTCCGGCTGCTGTTCTTAGCCCTTGACGATAAATATCTTCGCCAAAGACAGACGCACCGCGCTCGCTAGATCGCGCATATGCCTGGGCAATACGGGCTTGCTGAGAAATGCTGGCAGAAGTTTGACCTGCAGCCGGTAATGCCAGTTGACCCAGGCCAAGCATAGAAGGAGAAGCAAACACACTTCTGGCATTTGAAGCGCCTCTTCCACCTGCTCCAAAACCTTGCGTAGCCATATAAGGCTCATATCCGCCACCGCCATACATCCCTCGATCACCACGTGCCCATGGCTGTGCGCTGCCAAGAGGAAGTGGCCCTATTGGCCCCATATACTGAACTCCACCGCGAACATTACCCCGAGCGCCCCCTATTCCGGCCCTAAGATTCACGTCACCCACAGAAGCGAGTTCCAACTTCATTAGAGCAACAATTTTCTTGATTTCAGCGACAGCTTTGCCCTTGAACTCTCTTAAGCCATTTAGGAAACCAATTTCCAAGCCATCAGCACTAAATTCGCCAAGTTGTTTAAATATTTTGGATGGCGATGCAATGCCAGTTGCGCTCTTAAATGCATCAATAAAGGACTTTGCGCCTTCGCGCCCATTTTCTTTGAGCTTGGGGTCTAAACCATTTGCCAATCCTTGGGCGATGTCTCGTGTTATTGCGGGGACGCCGCTAATTATTGAAGTTCTTAATTCATTGACGGTTCCGCGCCCAACATCGGCCATGGGAATTTTCGCCTTCGCCATTGCCTGGTACAGCGCCTCTAACGCAGGCTTTGTCGCTCTATTGAGCATTGCCGAAAAAGAGCTTGCGTCTACCGTGCCAACCGCTTGCCCAGTAACCGTTCGATTAGCAATTCCCTTATTTTTCTGAACAGCATTATCTAGTCCTCGCAATGCCTTCGCGAGGGTGCCAGCATTTTTAATTTCTGCCGCTAAATTAGTCGCAACTTCAAGGCGATATGTTCTTTGGCTAATATTTCTTCCTAGCGCATTAAGTTCGTTCTGTACACTACGCCTATCAAATTGAACCTGCACGGGAATTTTGTAACCCGCTGCAGCTTGGCCAAGTCCTATTAGTTGTTGCCTAAAAAACGCCAGGTCAAGACTTACCTTAAGCTTCAGTTCGGCGTCTTGAGCTGCCATCTTACTTTATACGATTACTTTTCCCTTCATTCTATAATCATTGCTCCTGATTACGTCCAGCAAAGGTTTTCATTTCGTCGGCCAGCAATGCAATCACTCTTCCGTCCATCTTTCGCGTCTTCATTAGTCGCTGAAGAACAATCAAGCTTGCATCTGTCAAGCCATTGTCTTTCTTGATTGATTTTGTGTCAAATGGCAGAAAATCTTCTGGCTTTACCTTGGATTTTTTGCCAGCCATCATGCCAGCCGCCATTGTGCCAAATTTTGCAATGGCAATGCTCTGTACATTGTATTTTGCTATATCATGTTTATCCAAATATTTCAATGCACGTTTTACGTCGTCAATAGGCTGTAAGCCAAATTGGTCTGCATTCCATCGAGGATCATGCATGTCCGACGATGAAAGACGAAAATAAATCTCGTTCCAGTCTGTCAAATTTTTCAATTGTTTTCTGGCAAGACTTTCTTGCCGTTCAGCTATTGAGGAGAAACCCTCTTCGCTGCTTTTTTTTCCGTTGCAGCCTCCTGCATTTCTGCATTTTGCTCTGCAGCAATAAATTCTACCACCTTAGCGATATATTTACGTGGCAACGCTTTTGTATCATCCAATTCCCAATCAGCAAGATCACTCCACTCGCCATCAACCATGCCTTGCCCACGAGAGCGAATAAAAGCAGTGACCATGCGAGCATTTGTACTCTCGACAGATGATCCGCTGGTAATCATGCTCAGTGTTTCCTCCGTATAGTCTGCCAGTAGCTCTGCCTCCGTAATAGAACTGCCACCACCTTGAAGCAGATTAAACGCTTCATCTAGGCCAACGCCTTTGGCTGATGCAATACGCTTGGCTAATTGAACGGCGCGAATAGTGGACTGGCTTTGTAATTTACTGATTTCTTCTTGTTCAATGGCCTCAGCAACCAACCAGCCGCCATACTTTTTTAAACGCAAATCCGGCAGCAGTTCAAAATAGTCTTCAGCTTTGGTCTGAACTAGGAAGCTGTATTTGCTCATGATCAAGGATGTTTAACAATGCGTTGAATACTTTCACTCGTTCATTGGAAGAGCGAAATTCTTTGGGAATTTCAACCAGCATTGAATGATTTTCGTTAGAAAGTCTAACAGCCTCTTCCCTGCAGGAAATAAGACACAAAATTCCAGCCTCTAGCGCTGTGCCTTCTATCGTATTGTTGATCGCATGGACAGCTCTGTCGTCACTCCATAAATAATCAGTTTTCATTTGTTCAATGCTGTGCGTATGCGAGATCGTAGCGCCTTGCTTACATTGCTGCCATCGAATAAATTGCGTTGCTGAAACACGTCAGTCCACTGCCTTGGCTCTAAATTGGTTGACAGTCCTTCGTGGACGTACCATGCATAGCCCCGCCCACTGTCATTCTTGGCGTCCCAGTTCCACGATGCAGTGATGTCGTTGGCTCCTTGCGTGATTTTGAAACTATCTTTTCCGCTTTGATAAAGCTCCCCAAGGTCATAAATATTACGGACAGTACCAGCATTCTCTCCGCTTTTTCTTCTCGTATAACCCGGATAATTCCACTTATCATCCTTGAATTGATCTTCAAAATATCCGTCGTCCAAATCTTCCTCGGCCCAAGTTTCAAAGGCTTGAGCCAGTTTTTTCTCTAAAATTTTTGCATTGATAATACTGCCGCCGACAATGACGCCGCTCATGATGCAATCAATGGTCGAAGAATAAGATCGGGCACCATAAACCTACAGCGCTCGTATGCCACGTCATCGCCAGGGAAATATCTTGGTGTGGCATCAGGGAACCTTCTGATCATCCTATCCATAGCCAAAGCAATCGCATTATCATTAGGCGTATATTGTACTAAAATCACTTCCCAAACTTGCGTGACTTTTGTCGTTCCCCCCAGTGGAGACCTAGAAATAAGCTCGGGAAACTGTCGCATTGTCACCTCTAGCCCCTTCACTTTCCATTCCTTGGGCACACTCTGTTGCCCAACCACATAAACGGCAGGCAGTGTAGATCCATTTGGCAGGGTATAAGTACCAACCAAATTTGGAGATGCAGATAGTAACTCAGTGACAGTCTCTCTGAGCTGAGAAATATTCACAATAAAAAGCCTCCCCGTAAGGAGAGGCTAGCAAACTTTCAATGGAAAGTGAATCAGCTATTAGGAGCAGTCGGAATGATCGAACCGCTTTCAGAGGCATTTTGGTGGATACCAATGCGGCCACGGCTGGTCAGGTCGAAGGTGACTTCCACAAGATTGTCAGCCGGATAGCTCTCGTTGTAGTTCATTACACAAGCGGTGAAGGCCACACGGTCATAGTAATAAGTGGTGCCACTCACGCCGAGCTGCTTGTTAATTTCCACATACACTTCATGGTTCTTGTCGTACCGCGAAGCGCTAATCACCTGGAAAGCTTCGTCAAAGCTATTCGGGATGAAGGTGGTGCCATCAACATCCTTCTGGAAGTAGGAGGTGACAGAAGCCGTAGCTTGCGAAGTGGTAATCACGCTATCAGCGAAACCGCCACCGCCAAGCAGGTAAAATTCTTGGTTGCCATCATTGAAGGCCACAGAGGCCGTGGTGGCAGCTTGCAGAGTGTAAAGCGTAGGAGCACCGCTCACGGTAAAGGTGGCGCCGCTCTGGGTGATAACTGGACGGGTGGTGCCGCCAATAGAGCCAACGCGCACAATCACGTCTTGGCTCTTTACCAGTTCAGTGGGATGGTAGAGCATGAGAGGAAATCCTCAGCAATGAAAAGGGAAAGTGATTAAGCGTTGTCCACGCTTCCTTTGCCAATTAGTCTAAAAATTCCCCTAATTGGCGTGCCGAGGAATTGCCAATAATGAATAGCAATTTCCTCGTTTGGCAATAGTTCAAAACGCCCTTCCCTTCCATTGATGGTCGCCTGAGCAGAATCACCAGGCGTCACTCCAGAAAAAGCAAGAGGAGACGTGAGTCTCCCCTCCATGTAAACTGCCGTTTGATCTGCTCCGAGAAGATGATCATACTGCGGAGCACGCTTTTGCCGCAACGATGCATAATAAGTAATGCCAGTTGCAACAGCCACATAATTGCCGGTTTCGCTATCAAGCACATAGCCAGAAGCCACATACCATACCAAAGTGGCATTAGCAAGTGGATCCAGAAGGTTGCTCATATAACAAAGCCAACGGCAGTTGAAGGAAGAGAATTCAAGAGACGCTTAAACTCTTGACCATATTGAGAAGCATCAAGCCCCTCACCATAAACTTTTCCGTCAGTGGCACCAATTTGGATGCCCATCTGAGCAAGTTGTACGGCAATAATATGAGCAGCTAAAAACTTAACTGCCCTATCAGTTTGGTCCCCAAACACGTCAGCCGAGGCATCGTAAGTTGCTTCTGTAATGGCACCATTCACAATCCCCGATGGATGGGGAGTGAATTCAGGAAACCTGTCCAAAAAACTGGCGTAGGTGACGGCCATAATTAAGCTTTTCCAATGCGAATGGCTTCAGTGCGTTTGGCAATAGCATTCCTCACGCGAATTCGGCCTTCGATTTTCTTCCAATCAGCTAAGCGATCAGCATCATGGATGAGTTCAATGGCGCGAATGGCTTGAGTGAGGGGCAGTTCGGCAAGACTTTGAACAGATTCAGGCAGATCCTCTACCATCACTTGTTCTTTCATCTCTTCGATTGCCCCAATTGCCATGAGCTTCTTCACTGCAATGTTCTCCTTGGCTTCGCTCCATTTATCATCAGGGATTTCCTGATTCAGTCCTGGAACAAGCTGGATGAGACCAGTTCTAGTGATAATTCCGAAGCCCGCCTCACGAGGGGGATTTTCAAGTTCGGGACGATAAGCAATGAGCATTGTTCAAAAAAACAATTGTCAATAGCTTAACGCCCCTTCCTTGTTAACTATCCTCAGGCGTTGGCCTGAACGTAGATAACGCTCTTGGGATAGTACAGGGCCACACCACCAACGCGAGCATGGGCGGGAACGATGAATTCCAGACCGCGCTGCTGAGGGGGGAACAGCTCCAGGGGCTGAGGAACGTGCAGTTGCACTTTCTCAGGATCACGCTTGTACACCACCATGCGGTTGGTGTTCAGCACGCTGTTATCAGCATCCAGTTGGTTGATGGGCTCAACGTTGCGGATGTAAGGGTTGGTACGCAGGAAGTACTCAAGCACGGTCACGTCCGAAGAATCGGAATTGCGAGTGGTGCTCACTTTGTTGTAATCTTCCCAAGCCATCAGAATGGTGTCGGGCTGCTCCTTCATTTTGGAAGCGTTGATAATGGCAGTCACGCCATAGTTCAGCAGTTCCAGCATTTCCTGGGCAGTGGCAGTGCTGAACCACTTGTCAGCGGCCACCACATCCACGGTGGAGTTGTTGAAGAAGCCAGACAGACCCACGGTGCTCTCACCGAAGAAAGCAAGATCTTCCACTTTCTCTTCGTAAGCGCGACGCACGGCAGCAGCACGACGCTGCTCCAGGGCGATGTTGGCCATTTGAGCAGCACGCAGTTCCTGCACGGTGTAGCCGAAGCTACCGCCGAAGGAACGGATGTTGATGCTCTTCTCGGTCTGGCTGATGTCGGCGCGGGGCAGATCATCAGCGGCATCAGCGATCAGCTTGAACTCACCAGTGGCATCCATGATGCGGTAGGTGAAGGTCTGAGCGCCAGGACCGGCTTCAGAAGTCACGGGCAGCACAGTCGGATATTTGATATCCGCATACTGCACTTCAAACACTTGGGGGCGGATGAACTCAAGCTGACGCTCAAGAAACAGACCCGCTTCATCCATACGGAATTCAGACATTGGTAGGGCCTCCTATCAAGAATCAGCAGAGAGGGTGAAGCTCGGACCATTCAGCTCCAGCAGGGCAATACCACTGCTAGTGGTGGAGGTGAGGAAACGAGCGTTGGCCAGGCGGACAGTTTTGCCCGAGGCGAAAGCGTGCGAGAACTGACCAGCCTTGCCAGTGCCGCTTGCCGAATACAGCACGCGAACCACAGACTTGGGGGTGACGGCGCCAGTCACGTAGACGGCCACGGCACCTTCGTTCACCACGTTCATGGCTTGCTCGTCCTTAACGCCAGGACGGCCATTGGCGTCTTCGGCGGTCTCGTCCACATAGGTGAGAGCATTGATGCCCAGCACGGTGTCAGAAGCGCCAGAGATGGTAACGGCAGAGTTGGCAACGGTGCCGGCATTGTTATAGACCACCACGTCACCGAAAGGCACAACAGCGCCGGTTTCGTTAACGCAGGTGGAGATGGTGTTGTCGCGGATGTCAGACAGACCGCCTTCCAGATAGGCGGTGTGAGTCAGGGCATAAGCCTGCTGCACACCACCAGCGGAGGCAGTGCCCGAGGCGGAGAAAGTTACGGCCATAATTACTTAGCCTCCTTAGAGATGGAGAGGGGCTTCTTCCATGCATTTTGCAGCGTTTCCATGTAGGAAGACGGTGCGCTCATGGGAGAGGCAATGGAAGCTACGGCTTTACGCAGCTCATCAGTGGCAACAGAATCATCACGGGACGATTCGGCCAGAGTGTCAAACATGGCTTGAACATAGTCGTCAGACTTTTCAGCCAGGTCAACGCTGTCGCCACGCACGGCTTTGATGGCATCCACCATCACCTCACGGGCTTCCTTGCCGCTAAATTCATAAGCGGCATCCAGGACGGGCTTAGCCTTTTCAATCAGAGCAAGACGCTCTTCAACCATGGAATCAAGATTGATTTCCTTGGCGGCAGCCAGTTCGCCTTTCAGTTCTTCAACGTGCTCGGCCAGAGCATCGGCGCGACCCTCAGCGGAATCACACTTGCCCTTCATTTCCTTAGCCATGGCGTCCATTTCGGACTTCATGGAATCGGCAGCGGCCTGCAGCTCGTCGTATTTTTTCTTCATGTCCTCGTAGGACATTTTGGCGTCTTCACGTTCTTTGGTGATCGCAAGAGCAACGCTCTCCGTCACCTCAAACTCGGCGCCATCGAAAACGACTTTTGCAGTCATTAGATGGTCTCCTGTAGTAGAGAATAAAGATAGATCGGCTGCATCTTGGCGATCAAGATGGAGCTTCACTTGCGGGCCAGCGCGGCCCCGACGAACAATAGCGATGTGATTGCCGATGATCTCCTTTTGGATGCCATCGTAATTTTCGCCACTTTCTGTAACGCCAGGCGTGGGATCATAATTCACCCTGTAGCCAGCGCTTACCTCACGAGCATCTCCCCGCATAATACGCTCAATGGCATCCTTGTCCGTGATTGTCATCACGGCCTTGACGAAACCATTGTCATAGACAATCTCAGTGCCGCTAAAGCCCACTTGGTAGTCTTTAGTATTGTCGGCATCAAGAAGAACAGGGGGATGTTCCGAAGTGATTGCCTTGCCCGCAAACGAAGCAAGACTCTCGGGAGACGCCACTTCTGTTTCTGGACGATACTCTCGCCGCACAGAGCCATCAGCATCTGTATAGAGCTGAATGCCAGTGCGAGCAATCGAAGCCCACGCCCGAAGATAGCCTTCTGGCGTCATTTCGTATTTCTCAATTGGCGAGAAATCGTACCGACAAGATGTGGTGCTCATGCTTATACTTTACCAAAAAATTGTTATTACAATAAAAAAGCTTATTCAATTTCGACTAGCGTTATGATGTTCCTGGCAAAGAGCAACGCCGATGTGCTTAAAATGCCGCACCAGCAGGCGCGATTGCTCATTGCTCAGCGTGTCAAGGACGCTCGCTTAAATAGCGGCCTTTCACAAAAGGATGTGGCTGAAATTCTCCATATCAGTCAAAGCTCTTATTCACGCATTGAACGCGCCACTGTCCCGCCAGACTGCGTGCAAATTCGCACCCTCAGCGGCCTCTATGGGATAAGCGTGTTATGGCTGATGGGCTATCCGTCTTTTATCGCCCATACGCGACATTAATCTTCGTCGTCATCTCCGCGAAGCTCGCTAAGTTGACTTTCAATGCCTTCCATGATATAAGCTTTAGCCATCGCCTCAATTTCAAACGTGAGAAACTTGGTGGGGTCAAAATGAGGGTCGGGCTTTTCGTAAACACTCATCACATAGATGTGAGTTTCATCTAAGCGACCATTCTTAAAGCATTGCTTTTCAACGAGTTCCCACTGGGAAGTATTGCGGTGTTCGTTTGCGGAAAGAATGGCTAGCGCCTTCAAAAGACCAATGCCTTCGTCTTCTTCTTCGATGACGCGCACATATTCGCTCATTGGTCTTTTTGACGACTTTCTACCATCTTAATAATGCGATTTGCCCACGCCCTACCGGCATCGCCGCCCCATAGCAGCCAAGCAATATAACCAGCATCGTTTTCTCCGCCGCTCTTGTTTTTCTCGTGGCGAGAAAAGAAAGCAGCCATACGCTTAATTGTGGCGAAGCTTACGGCTCCACCACCAGCTAGATCACTAGCGCGAGCCACGCCGCTACCAATGCCTTGCTTCCCGGCCTCTTGCGTAGTTAGTCCGCCTTTTCCATGCTTCTTGCGAAGCTCCAGGCCACGACGAGCAGCGCTTCTAACGCCAGCAGGAGGGGAGAAGCTTTCTGCGTCACCCCTCAGCGCTTTTTTCCGCAGGACGCATCCTCCATTTCTTCTTCTTCCATACCCTCTTCCTCTTCTTCTTCTCCAATGAGGGTCATGAAATAATTGTCCCAATATTCATCGCTCTTACCCTGACGGCTCATGCCGGCCTCCGAGAGGGCAATTGAAATCGCACGCTTCCTGTCTTTAATTTTCTCGCCACCACTGCCCTTTAAAGTGCCAGCTTTAAACTCACGCATCACTTTGGCCACTTTGGCCTGTTTTTCTTTTTTGGTCATGGTCGTAATGCTTTCTTTAAGCATACTCAATGAATAAATCCTATCGGCGCTGTTTCAATGGTTATGCCAGGAAAGAATTTGTCACGATACAAAACCAAGCCAGTCAATAGGCGTTCGGCAATAAAGGCCAGAGCCCGTTTGTCATAGTCTTCAATGGAAAGAAAATGTTCTTTATGTTTTTCCCAAATGGGCAATAAACAAACAAATAAAGTGGTCATAAATTGTTTGTAATACTGCTTCGGACCGCGAGCCATATTGCAGCCAATAAATAAATTTTGCGCCCATAATTTGTCAATTTCTTCTCGCGTGAATGCCCAGGCGCCAGTATCAGCGAGTTCGCGAGTGATAGCGGGAGCATCAAAAGCGGAATGGCCACCATAAAACTGCTGCTCCAAAGTGCAACTAAACACAGCCGGCTCTGGCACGTAAAGTACATCCTCTGCATACCATCCAGACTTAGGTTCTATCCAATTCCGGCGATATTGAGCATTGCCAATATTTGCTTCTTCAGCATTCAGCAGCATCCAATGCACACAAGACAGTTCTCCCCATCGCCTATTTAAAGAAGAAAGAAAAGCTCCTTCGTCATCAAACACATAGCCTTGTTCTCGTAAAGCCCTGCGCTCTGCATCAACAGTATTCCAGGCGCCGCCCAGAATTGGGACAATTCTTGATTGTGCTTCGTAGCGAACTTTTTCGTTTTGAATGCATACTGCGTAAATTGTGCAATCAGATGGTTTCATACACTTGCCTCGCGGCCCATAGTTCGTTGTAATTGTTGACGCTCTTAGCGCCCAGTCCAGTGAGGTCACCACCTCCGGCTGGCTTGCTCCACGCCATAATAGTGCCATCGGGAAGCACAAACGCCCTGTTCTTCTGCTCGTGCGTAGGCGTTAGCTCTAAATAATCGCCATAAACAAAATCTGCCTGGCTTCCGTTGCATGCCAAAGCTTTGCCAAGAAGTGTGGGGCCAGTGGGGCACAACGGCGTGATGCCATAGTATTGTTCCACGCAATTGGCCACAATCATTTCAATGGCAGCTTGTAATGCCTCGTTGTTGGGCTGAGAATACAAAACAGTTGTGGCACAAGCCCAACTGGTGTAGCTAAATCGCTGGATGTCGCGGAAGGCTAAAAATTTAATGCGATCTCCCACGTCCACAGCATTAACAGCGCGAATAGCAATGTCGAAATACCAGCCGCCAAAATAATTGAGGAGACAGAAGCGCCCAAGATCAGCTTTATACGAAAAAGGACGTAGCGAATCGTAAGCCCATAAAACGTGCCCACCATAAACAGAAGCAATGAAATCACGGAGTTGCTCATTGTTGTAAATTACATGGTTGGCTTTAGGAAATACTGTATCAATGGTGCTAGTGGCATATTGAAGAAAAGGGGAAAGTTTTTCTTCTGGATCAGTGGTTAGAAAAATTTGAGAAATCTGCATGGCCATTAATCAATTTTTGCGGGAGTACCAAAGCCCTTGAATTCAGGCTCTTCTGGCTCCATAGCCAAGATTGTTTCCACTTGATCCAACATCTGTTGAGTAATATCAGGCCAGGTGAATTCTTCAATGCGCTGCTTGCACCATTTACCATCATCCTTTAATTGCCCTCGGTTTTCATAGTACATCGTGAGCAGTTCGGCTAAATGATCTGGCGATGGCTGGCCACGGTCAAGGCCATAATTCCTGTCCACCTCCCAGCTTTCAATGGCAATGCGCGGCACGCCACTAAAGATCTCCTTGCAACTTGTATGATCCGGCACCAACTGAGCCACGCCAGTGGCTGCATGTTCAGTGTTGACTAGGCCCCAACCTTCCCCAATGCAAGTGTTGATGCCAATGTCGGAGGAGTTGTAAACCATATTTAATTGTTCAACAGTAAGGCAATTGTCTGTTGAAAAGCTTGGACTTGTCAGGATAAGTTTTCCAGTTGGATCGTAACCTTCATCTCTCGCTACGCGCTTGAACAATGGAATCAAATCCCATCCCATGTCTTTACGTCCCATGTTTAACCATAATCTTGCATCTGGTTTGTCTTTTGCAAATTTAATGAAACCCTTGATAGTTAAATCAATGCGTTTACGCGGCTGATTGCGATTGCCATTAAAAACAATAAAAACATCTTGCGGCACGCCAAGCTTTTCACGGCATTCCCTTTTATCCATTGAGAAGAATTTTGCAAAGTCCGTACCATGCCCCATAATGCCAATCGGTTTTTCATAATTAATCTTGCGAAGCTCTTCCGCGCCAAATTCTGTATAAGTGGCTACGCCGTCCCATTCATTGATAGGTTCCAACAATTCAGGGAATAAACCGTAACTGTCAATTGGCGTGTACACAAAAAACTTAAAGCCAATACTTTTCTTGAAATCCTTAATCGCTTTCCACAAGCTGATACCTATCCAAATGTCATTGGTCACCCATACCAAATCCGGCTTAATCTTTTGTACCAATTCCCCAATGCGATGGGAGCCGAATGGGTCGGAGCCATGCAGCATGGCCGGATAAGTGTCATATTTACGCGCTTCTTTGTCTGGATCCCCATGGTAATTAACGGCCAACACGCTCACTTCGTGATGCTCAGCTAAGGCTGGAAGCAGGTTTTCCGCCACACGGCCAAAGCCAGTTTCCACAAAAGCATCGCCGCAATACAGAATTTTTGCCATGACAAAACAAGAATCTTCGCCATCATAAGCCGCGTTTATACTATGGGCGCAGGAGACGAACCATGCGACTATCACCAGCTTCAATGCGCTTCTGCATTAGCACTTGCCGGAAATTTGCAACGCATACACTGCAGGTGATCGTGCCCTCCCTGCTCAAAAACGGCATTACCAAAGAACGTATTTTGATTGTCAATGGTGGATGGGAGGACTCGCTAACTATTGCGGACTACGAAGGTGTGCCAATGCTTTTGACGCCGCAAAACTCTTTTGAATACACTCCTCTCATTGAAATTGTCGATAACAACATCCACAGCGACTATTGGTTCCTTCTGCACGACACCTGCATCGCTGGTCCCTTGTTTTACGAACTTGCATTGTCGTTGCCAGTAGACAGTCCAGAAAAAGTGGCCCTCAAGGGCACGCCATCAATGAGCATTGGCCTGTATCGCATGGACTACCTCCTGCGCCACAAGGACCGCTTGATGGCCATCCGAAACACGGACTGCTCGCCTGAGGCTCTGCAAAGGTGGAAGCAATGGGGCGTGCCAAACGAGGACTACATGCTCTGGAAATTAAACGACGCACCCACTCACGTTTATCATCCTGATCGCCATGGTCCCGACGAATGGAACTACCAAGGCCATTCAGACGCATATGGCACTGGTTTTGCCCGTCGCATTGAATATTTCCCCCAGTTAGACCTCTATAAAGCCAAAAGCAATTGGCAAGGCGTGCAGCCAGTCCTCTGTCTTGACATCTGATGAAAAATATTGCCATCATCGGAGGCGGCTGGGTGGGCTGTCATCTAGCCAAAGAGTTCAGCAAAGAACACAACATTACGATTTACGAGCGCAATGATCATTTGATTAGCGAGGCATCGCTGATCAATCAGAATCGCTTGCACTATGGCTATCACTATGCACGAAATGGAAGGACGCGCCAATTGTGCCGCACTACTTTCCATGCGTTCTTAAAAGACTACGGTCATCTTATTGAAGACATTACGGACAATTTGTACGCTGTTTCGCAAGACGAAAGCTTGTTGGACGACACAACAATTTTGACAATTTTTGATGAATGGCCGCATCGCGTGGTTTACGCCCCGTGGCTAGACAACACTTCCTGTGCCATTGCCACGTCAGAAAAATTTATCAACCCTGCATTGGCAGGAGAATATTTTCAAGCCCTTCTCTCGCCATTTGTTGTGCATGAAGAAATAGTTGCCAATGAACTTCCCCTTTTACAACAAGACTATGATTTAGTGCTTGATTGCACTAACAACTTTCTTTTGAAGCCAGAAGAGAATTGCTTTTTTGAGCGCGTCATGATGATGCTCTATACCATTGAACGGCCTCTTCCCTTTGGCGCACTTACTTACATTGACGGAGAATTATTCTCCCTCTATCCCTATGGCGAAGGGCTTATGTCTTTGAGCCACGTAAAGCATGGGATTTTGTCGCAAAGCGCTCGTCCTGTTGACAATTACGACGATCACGACTACAATCTCCATCGCTTAAAAATGGAGGATCATGCAAGGCAATATTGGCCGGACTTTAATTTATATCTAAGACCCGTGGCGCCAGTGTGCTCTACCAAGGCCAAGATTAAAGACAGAAGTGCCAATCGTATGCCTGTTTATCGCCAGCGTGATAACTTTGTTTCTATTTTTACTGGCAAAATTCAAGGTGTCTATGCCATTAAAAACCACATTCAAACCATTATCAATCAGGCATAGATTTGCCTGAACAGTGGATATTCACGAAGATAATTTTTAGCCTTAAAAAGTTCGCGAATAATGCCAAGCTGGTAACCATGCATGCCCAGCATTTCTCTAATTTGCTCGTGCTCATATTTATTTAATAGTGGTCCATTATCAGTGTCGCTGATATGCACGTGAGCAATGTAAGGAAGATAATGTCCCAATATCTTTTTAGGGCTATCGCCCTCTAGCCATGCGTTGTTTGTATCGAGCATGGTCTTGACATTTTTCAAATTGTAATAATCAATTAAATTGACAATTTCACCAACAGTGTGAAAATATTTTCCGCCAAATGCCCGTGCCACTGGTTCAATGCACAGAATGGCATCATTGGCTTCCAGAATCTTGTCCATGCGGCGAAGCACGTTCATTAAACAGGCAGGACTTCCACGCCGGAGACCGGGACTGCCAAGAACAAAGCGCTTAATTCCCATAAAAGAACCTAGCCTAATAACGCGCAATAAATGCTCTTGAGTGGCCTCGGTATTTTCAAAACTTTCTACATTGCTGCCGAAAAACAAAGCTTGAGCAGAATATGCCCAAAGACCATATTCTTCCCTATATTTCTTTGCTAAGTCTGCATAATCAAGGCGTTGCTGAAACACTCGATGAGGAACAATCTCCAGCAGATTAAACGCCCCGGCATTGGCGCTTAAGATTTGCTCCTCCTGTTCTGGCTCCCAGCCAATCGCACTAATTCCGATAAGCATTGATAAACGCCTCCATTTTTGCAAGCATTTCTTCTTTGCCGTACTTATAACTCCCGCAATGATAGTCAATACGGGAGCCATAGCTCACTTTGGCTTCAGGAAAGAAACGATCAAGAATTTCCTGCGTTTCAATGGGCTCAGAAAATAAATCGTAAATTCCAGCTTCCTTAATCTCTAAAGTGTCTTCCCATAGATCGTTTAAGTCGTACCATTGATAAGCAGAATTTCCGTTAATTTGATCAACATTATTATTATTTAGCAAATCAAACAAAACGTTCTTTTTAATGCGCTTGTGAAACAATCCAGGAAGACGAATAATTTTTACCACGCCATTTGGAAACATTGATTTCACAAGCAGTTCAAAGATGCGCCTCACGCGCCCATAGTCCAAACTGCCAAAAGAATGTTTATAAATGTCAATGGTGGAATAGAGGATAATTTCCTTTGTTTCCCAGGGGCGAATAGTGGCTGCAATTTCTTGCATGTTGAAGAAATCTTTTGCCGGATCTTGATTGGCCTTCCATTTCTCCGCCGGAAGACACGCTAGATACAACTTATCAATCGTGCCATTTAGTAATGAAGCGCGATACAAATTGCTGGAATTGTACGAATGGTTGAACTGCTGATGTTCCTGGAGAATGCCGCCAATCAGGCCGGTGCTTCCAATCAACACATCCATGACTAAACCGCCACGACAGGCGCTTGCTGACGCAGATACTTTACCTTACATTTGCAATTGGAACGGCACGCACAGCGCTGTCCGGGTAGGGGCAGACTGCCAATTGGCACAACGCCTCGCGCTGCATAGTCCAGGCAGTCTTGGCAATGCTTGGCCTGGCTGTCAAGGATGCGCCGCATCAGGCTATATCCTTGCCGTTCCTGGCGCATGGATGTGCCTTCCCAGTAAGCACCTCGCGCACTTTCAGCATACATCCCAATACGAGCAAGAGCCATGGGAGTAGATACGCTCCCAGCCAAAAGATCGCGAGCAAAAACCTCCAAATAACGGTATTCAGCACGAAGCCTCTGGCCGATGCGGCCCCATTCAACTGGTGTCATGCTATTGCGACCCCCACTGCCAATCATTGCAGCCTGTACGTGGGCCAGCTTCAACGCTTCCCTGACGCTTTGTTGCCACTGATCCAGCGTGATATCGCCACGATCAAGCATATTTGTATAACGGCGTAGGAGCCGACCAAGATTAGAAATGCGACCATCGACTAATGCCTCCACAGCGGCTTGAGAAAGAAAACGTCCATTTGCTCCGCGATAACGCCCGCTAATTGGGTCGTAGTTCCATTCGGCATCAAAGCGAACAATGGAAGCGGAGAATTCCGAAAGCGGATTAAGAGGGTTGGACATCCTCGGCCTCCAGAATGTCCTTAAACCGTTCCGGCGCTTCTTGTTTCCATTGATTCAATGCGGCGTCAATATCTTCTTCCGAAATCAACGAAGCCTCGTCCACATCTCCCAGCACTAGGCCGCTGGTTTTTAATGGGTCAATAGCATCCACTTTGCTGCTGACCATCTTTGCCGGGCCACGGCGCTCTGGATCGGGATCGGCCTTGCGCTTACGGGCAACAATCGTTTGCCGCTCTTCTTCGCTCATAGCCTGAGCCTTGGCCTTAGGTAAACACTTTGGCTTGCCCTCCTTTTCGCCACGTCCGCCGCATGGCCCCATGATTTCGCCATTGGCGCCAATCCTCACCCACTCTTCTTTGAACCATTGCTCAAGATCATCGGCATGAATTTCGCCTTCGTCTCCTTTGAAAGCGCCGCTTAATGAGCCGTGCTTTTTCTTAAACATTTGCTTATATTGCTGCACCACATAGCCGCTTGCGTAAGCCGAGGGCCACACCTTAAACTTCGCCTTGGCTGCGCTAACAGCGCGAGAATGCAGCTCCTTGTCAGTAAATTCCACATCCCCACGCACTTTCTCAAGATCGCGAGGCAGGAACAAGCCAGCCGAATCTTCCACTTCCCGGCTGCCATCCATCGGTAACGTGCCATTCTCTTCGTCCATCGGATCGCGACCGCCAGGCGGCACAGCGAAACCACTCCGTCCTTGAGTGGAACCACCCCCACCTTGAGCAGGAAGTTCGCGAATGACAGTTGGGTCGAGCGTTAGCTCCATGCTCCACTCAGAACCGCCGTAACGGGCGTCCGCCACTTCCTTCGGACTCAGCACGCCAAGCTGGATGTAGCGGCCATCCACAGCCGCCACACGCGCCCGCACGTCGGCCATTTCTCGCTCATTGAGTTCAAACAATGGATTGAAGGAGATGCGCCAAGATTCGGGCAGCTTTCCATTCGTTGGCCCCTCTTTGCTCAGCATGATATATTCCATCAGCTTCTTAATAGGCCGTTTGAAATGGACGCTTTGATAGTCAGCAAGCGTTTTGGCGAAATCACGCTCTTCACTGCGGCCAGTCGAACCCAGTCCGCTCGGGCTTTCGCCAAACAGCACGGTATGAGGAATTTTGCTGGCGCCAATAATGTCCACGCGCAGCTTCTCCAACACTTCCCCAATGCCGCCAAAATTGCGGCTAATAAATTCAAGCTCTTCTTTCTCTGCATCAATCGCATAACCGCGATAGATGCTCTTGCTCATATCATTCACTTGCAGCCTATCCCTGACAGCACCTTCCTTTCCGGCTGCCAGCATTGCCGCAAGTCCCTTCACTTTATGCACAAAAATGTCAAACTCAGTGAGCAACGTAGCCGCTGAATTCAAGCCAGTCCAATAATGCCGGAAGCTGTCATAAACAGTTTGAAGGCTGCTCATGCCCCAGCCGTAATTGCGTTGCCTAATGCGATAGGGCAGCCAATCTCCATCAAAGCGCAAAATCCTATCTCTATGGATGTAGGACAAAGTGGGCTCATTAATTAAATCGCCGGAAATAATTTGATAGTACGTTGCCTTTGAATAGTCATATAGATTTTCTTCAGTGATGACTGGTGCAATTTGCCAACGGTCTAAACATTCGATTTCTTCAATGCGGCGAATATTACGTTTGTCCACTGGCATATAGGCCGGACGACCATCATCAATAAACAGCAGCAAACAGGCCCCGCCATAAAGGCGAGAATTCTTTGCCGCCAAATTTAAATATTCCAGAATATATAAATCTTCAATTACCTGCTCAATACCTTGCACCTCTTCGGCTCTAACGCCATCTCCGCCAAACAATACTTTGAAGCCTTTCCGAGTGGCTTGGTCAGCATAAATGTCAACAATGCGACGAGGCAGCCATTCACCATACAAATTCTCTAGTTCTTCTTGCGTTAGAAAAATTGTAGCCGTGGTCTTGGTGTACTGGCCCTTGTCCCGGCTGGTGCCCATGCCAATGAGCACGTTTTGCAGGCCGTCAGCACGCAATCCGCCCTCGGAAGCATGCCCCAAATCAACCATTTCGTTATCCATTGATTTTCTTAAGGCCATTATGTATTGCTTTCATTCTAAAAGCTGGCTACATTGGCCTGGTTGCTATGGCCAGTATGGCTAGCCCTCTGCAATTTGCCTTCAGCGACGAGCAGCGAAAGGCTGTCTACGCCGAAGCCAACCGCCGTCAAACCGTCAATTCTGCACTAGGTCTTAAGGGTCGGAACAACGGCCCAGCATCAGGCAGCGAAGCCCTTCGCCTCCATCTCATTGGAGCAGCAGGAGAAATGGCCGTCGCCGCTCTGCTCGACATGGAGCACTTCCTCTACCAGGAAACCACGGCCAAACGAGGCTCCGCAGACCTCCCTCCCAACATTGATGTTAAAACTCGTGCTCGCCACTACTATGATTTAGTGGTGCAATTAGACGAAAAGCCTGGAAAAATATTTGTTCTCGTGACCATTGAAAACCAAAAAACTCTTGTGCATGGCTGGATAAAAAGCGAAGACGCCATGAAAGATCAATGGAAAAAAGAGCATGTTAAAGGTCGTCCAGCTTTCTTCGTTCCCAAGCACTATTTGCAGCCTCTCTCATCATTGTTGTAATGCTTCGCTGTTCAGACTTTGCCAAACACGCTCTTCATTTAGAGCTTTTTCCTAAACAGGCTGAAATTCTCGATGAATTTTTTCAGCCCGGCAAGTCGCATGCAGTGTGGGCTCTCGGGCGACGCTCAGGCAAAACGCTCATGGCAGCCATTGCCTGCATCTATATGTGTTTCGTCCTAGAGGAACAATATCGTCGTAAAGTAAGAAAAGGAGAACGCTGGTACGTTGTTACTGTTGCGAACAGTCAAGATCAGGCTCGCATTGCTCTAAACAACATCCGGCAGCTCATCATCGAAAGTCCCTTCGCTCAAGAGATTGTTCGTGAAACTGCCGACATCATTGAAATTAGTAACCACTGCGTTTTTAAAGCTATACCAACTTCCGGGCGTGCTGCTCGTGGTCTCGCTTGCGCCGGTGCTGTTTTTGATGAACTTGCATTCGCCACAGAAGGCGATGCTAACTCCGGCGGACGTGGCATTTATGACGCTCTTTCTCCTTCTATCGCTCAGTTTGGCGGTCATGGGCGCATCCTAGAACTATCCTCCCCCTGGCTTACTGACGGCATCTTCTATCAGCATTTCAAAGAAGCAGCGTCTGGCCGCTTCCCTTTCATGCAAGCCGTAAACCTCCCAACGTGGGAGATGAACCCTCGCATTTCGCAAGAGTTTCTTGACACAGAAAGACAGCGCGACCCTGAAAAATTTAAAGTGGAATATGGCGCTCAATTTGCCAGTAATCTTTCAGCTCTTGTTTCCAGTGATGTTGTTGACGCCTGTATTGATGACCGTCGAGCGGCTTTACCACCCAGAGCCCAATTCCAAGGTGCTTATGTCTTGGCCCTGGACCCTGCCCGAGGTGGGGTTGGCCGTGATGATTACACTGCTTGTATTGTTCATTTTGAAAACGGCACGTTAGTCGTTGATAAATTCCATTCCTTTGCTGCTGATTTTGAAATCAATGGAAGGATGGAAGTGAATATCAATGCAGTGGAAGATTGGATAAAAGAGCAGCATCGCCTATACGTCTTTGACACAATTGTGATGGACCAGTTCAATAGTGCTGGCACCATTCAAACTCTTGCCGGTGATCTGCCTATTACGGAACTAACTTGGACCGTTAGTTCCAAAATGAAGGCTTTCAGCAAAATGCGGGAATTGTTCAATGCAGGGCAAATTAATTTATATCGCCACGAGAAAGCCATCATGCAAATCAAAAACCTTACTGTCACTTACAAGCCCAGTGGACAATGGACAGTTACTGGCGGCAAGGCTACGGGGATTGACGACTTAGCGTTTGCAATGGCTGGTGCAATCTTGGCTGCATCTAAAGATGATGACATTGGATGGATCGAAAGCTTAATCTCCTAGTATGATTTTCAAACAATAGTTCTTTATTGGCGTGGCTTATTGCAAATTAACTATGCAAGAAACGCAGTTTTTAATTGCGCTTCTTGAAAATGGCACCACTAGTAAGCAAACTTCTCTGCAGCTTCTAGCAGCCGAACACCTTTATATTCCCGTGCTATTGCCCAAGCTCAAGGACTATGCCAAGCGTCTGGGGCAAATTGAAGCGCTGGAGCAATGCCTCGATGATGAAGGCACGTTTGACGATTACTGCCGGGCCCACCCCGACAGCCAGGAATGCAAGGAATATGACGTATGAGGAAACGCTCATGCTATGCTTTTGAGGCTTTCGCGAAGCACGCTGGCCAGCGTTACAACTAGACAGTGGCAGGCACTGTCTTGCAGACCAATCGAGGCCATGGGCCGACCCGTGGTTAAATGTCGTACAAAGGCGGATTGAAGCCCCGCCTCGACGCCTCGATGTCTAGCCCTTGTAGCCCAACCGGCAGAGGCAAGCGACTTAAAATCGCTCCAGTGTGGGTTCGACTCCCACCGAGGGTATCGTGCTAAGCTGCATCTACGTTCACCCCGCATGGGGCGCATGACACCCACCTACGGAACGGGAGGTGGACCATGGAGAGCGCCATGAACACTCTGTTGCTCGTGAAGCAGCAGCTTGAAAAAGCTGCCCGTCTTCGCAAGGCTCAGTTGGCTTCGCTGCACGGCCATCGCTATTGCGTGGCCTGAGGCGATTAAGCTCGCTTGCCGCCCTTGTCAAATTGGCAGGGGCGGTATTTTTGTCCGCGATAAACAAGCCACAACACTGGACGATGGATGAAGCTCCACCATTGAGAAAAAGCTTCATGCTCCTGTTCCATTGAATAGGGCACGCCACGATAAACAAGCGTTGTCATCAGACTATCGCTATTTCTTTAAAGCTACGCCTCTTTTTCTGTAACAATTGTTACCGCCAGATACACGACAATGGAAAAGAAAGTTAAATTATTTTCCTTCTTTCTTATGAATGTAAGCCTTAAGCTCTCTTAAATAGTTCCTCAGCATTGCTGCCTGTTGTAAATGCCAAGGGTCGCGATAGCGCAAATATAAAGCCATGTGATTATCAATGGCCTTCAAAATATTATGGATGGGCGCGTTCCATGGCTCCCTGATCGGCGTGTTGAACGTCCGACGCTCGTCCATGGCCCAGGCCAAAATAGTTTTGTATACAATCTAACGCTACTGGCGTAAAATTATTTACTTCCACACATGCATTGAAATATCTTTTGTCAATGGTTCCATCGTCATGCCTAATTAAATGACAATGCAAATGGCCATGTATATTGCCAACATATCGTCCGGTTAAATTTGCAGGATGCACGGGAATATGCGTATAAATTAGCCCATCACGAAAGAATGCGCCTCTTATGTCATCAAAATATTTTGCATAATCCTGAAACTTAAAAATATCATGATTCCCGCGAACCAACACCTTACTGCCATTAAGACGGTCTAAAACATGCAAGCCAGACCTTGGGATGGCCACGTCTCCCAATACGTACACTCTGTCTTTGGCATGGACAATGTTGTTCCAACGCTCTACGAGCGTTTCATGCATTTCTTCCAATGAGGAAAACGGACGCAACAATGCCCCGTCTGGACGCATAAATTCCAGAATCTTGGCATGGCCAAAGTGCGTGTCGCTTGTGACGAAGGCGCTCATTAGAAACAATTAACAATGGAAAGGCCGGGAATTGCACCCGGCTCTTCTGGGCTATTTGCCCAGCGCTGTCTTAGCTTTCCAGGCTATGCACGACCATAGCTAGGTAGATCATTATTTGCTGCCTCAAAGAACGCCGGCATCCGACTGCGAGCCGTGTCGTTCAGTTCCTCAGCCCTGCCCTTCTCAAACAAATTGTCACTTTGACGCAACCAAAAGTCTTTGTCCAACCATTTGTTGCTATGGGCACCAAGCTGATCAAAGGCCCACAATGCAGTGGCCCGGCGCAGTTTGTTCAGGCTCTGCCCAGCAGTTTCGCCAAGCTCCCGAGCAATCAGACTATGCACGCCAACGTGCGTAATCTCATCCCGACTAATATCAGCAGCCACAGTGCGAATGCCAATGTCGCCGTTAAAGCGGAAAAATGGCAAGACCACAAAGAAAATGCTGCGCTCCAAAATGGCAGCTTTCAAAATGGGATGGGCAGGATGCTCTTGCCATGCTTTCAGGATGTTCAGGGCTTCTTTCTCCGCCTTTTCATTCGTGCCATGGGCAGCCGTCACATAGTTCAGCGCCTCATCATGACGCTGCTCATCCTGCTGGTTATGACGCAGCGCCTCAACAATGCCAGGCGTAGAAGGAAGCTCTTTCTGCAGCCCCTGCTCCAGAAAGTCCTTCACAGGCAGTTCCAAATGGCGCAACGCAAGAAGCGAGAAAATCGTATCCTCGCCCCCTTCTTGCAACTTGCCTTTGCTCACAGGCACGGCCTGCCAAGGCCGTTTCTTGGCAATCATGGAAAGATAGGGGCCTTCATTTTCAACGGAAAGATCGGGGCTCTTGGTCTTGGCAATCATTGTCGTACTATTATGCGAAAGTGTGAGGAGCAGAAAGGGGGCGCAAGCCCCCTTTTTCTTTGTTATTCAGCGCATGCAGCGCAGAATCCAGCCTCTACGGAACAAGATGCAGAAGGGCCTTCAGCTTCAGACTCATCGTCTAAGCCAAACATGCTCTTAAAATCGTCGTCCAATGCAGCATATGCATCATCCTTCCGTTGAGTGTCCGGAAGAATTTGCAGGCTGTAATAGAGGCTCGTCTGAGGAGATTCTAGCCAATCCTTCAGGAAGGCTTCGTCATAAACAACCACATCGCTCCACGAATTAAACGAATAGCCATGGAGCAATCCGCTCGCTTGATACATGCGAATAAGCTCGTCTGTAACAAGCTTGTAAGCTTCCCAGCCCACCTCTGCTGCAGTCTCCACGGGACCATAATCAAAGCTTTCCACGCCAAACGTGCCACTATCACGATCTACTTCCCGAGCAATGGGAGGGGCAATCTCGGGCGTGGTTGTAAAGCCACGAAGATCCTGGTAGCGATAGGAGCACGATGCAGTGGGAGCAATGGCAAAGGCACGGTCCATTCCAGCCTCACGCGCAATGTCAGCCGCAGCATGAATGCCTTTGTGAATGGCAAACACAGCATTGCCCACTGGTTTGTCCATCACTTCATACCAATCTTCTGGATCTTCCTGATTAAACGCCTTTAGCGCTTTGCCAAATTCGGCATAGCTAATTTCATGAATGCTCAAGAAATTAGCCAGACCTAACAGGCCAAGCCCCACTTGCTTGTCAACAATGGGAGGAAGATATTCACCAGTGTCGCCAACGCCTGTTTGAGCATGAAGCTCGCACAGTTGCGTCATGCCCTCAACAAACGCCCCTTTAATTTCATCAATGCTGCATGCGCCAAGATTAATGTGCTGCAATAAGCAAGTGCCACGATGCGGAAGATAAACTTCCAGGCATACATTCGCTCTGATGCGCTCGCCTTTGTCGTTGTAGCGAATTTTATTGAGCCAGAGGTCGCCAGCAGAGATGGCACGAAGAGCGGCATTAATCAGCCCAGGCGAAGCCTTGTCCAGAAACTGCTCGTCCACATTAAGGCAACGCTTCGTCCAAGGCAGTTCCTGTCTGGAAACATTGACAAATTCCATGGCGTCAGGGTGCGTGTAGTCCAAATGCAGGACCACAGCTCCATTTTTGTATAAACCACCACGCCTCAGAATTTCATTGAGCGTCGAATAGATTTTGCCAAAGCTGATAGGCCCGCTAGCAACCAAGCCTTTGCCATTTTCTTCGCCCTTGGGGCGAAGCTCAGAAAGATGCACCGCCACTCCTGCACCATTACGCAGGCCATGGCTAACAAAGCGCCAAGACGCTTCAATGCCGTCCCCTCCTTCCATTGAATCTTGCACGTTGAACACCGTGCAGCTAACCGGCAGCCGTCCATTCGGGCTTTCCATCCAGCTTTGCACCCTGCCAGTGCGGGCAATTTTGTCAACCATTGGTTCCAGAGACAAGAAAGGGCCTTACGGCCCCAAAACTTACAACAGGCAGGCTAGCCAATTTTTCCCATGCAGGAATGGAAAACTTCCTTTAATCGCATAGCCCTTCTGGATCGTCCACTGCTAGCAGATCATTGAAAAATAATTTCGCTTCATTGGACGTGCGGAAATAAAGAGGCTTGCCATCTACTGCTGCAAACCATTGAAATTCTGGCCTACTAAAACAAGGCCAAAGTTTATAGGGGCCAATGTTAAATGGTTGACGTTCTGGCAGGCCCCACATAATTAATTAGCGGTGATCATTTCAGGCTAGTCACTATCAACAATTTGACTGGTAGTTTTTAATACATTCTTCTTCATTGCCTGACAAAACAGAAGACATCCTTAAGAAACGGGCAATTTTTCCATGGTTTTCGGGGCCTTTTAGGCCCCTTTCTAGTATTTGCAAGGGTTTTGAGCCTCTTGACAAAGCTTGACAGAGCATTTACGATATGCGTAAGCGCAGCAGCGTCTAAATTTCGCCCCTCCAGAGCAATTAGACGCTCCTCGCTAGCCTCTCCCGAGCACCTTCCCCTCCAACGAAGCGCCTAAAGCGCGGAGTGATGAGCTAAAAAGGCTAGACAAGCCACGGTGCTCTTAATAATGCGGAGTCCCCCAAAGGGACGGAGCTACTGGCGAGTGGCGAAATACAAAAAGGCTGGACCAGTCCTAAGTAATGGTCTTGGGAAACTATACGCAGCAGCCAGAACGGGCTGTTTTTTTAAGAAAAAGTAATATTGTCTAGAACAGCGGCCCTCTAAGGGGCCGCTTTAAGCGATAGACGATGCAAGGAAAATGCGCGAATTTAGAAAATGCCAGCTTCTTTGTGCATCATTACGGCGCTTTGGGCGCCTCCATTAGAGGAGGAAGAGGAGAACGCTTCATCTGCGCCCTCTGCGAGGGCTTGATTCAGCGTGTGACTACTAGTTTTTTACTTGTTAAGCTTTGCAACGATTGTCCCTCTCGCATGGACTCGCAGCAAAAACAATGCTCTAAATGCGGCATCATAATGCCCTTGAGTGAGTTCTATAAACATACTGGCACTAAAGATGGCCTTTATACTTCGTGCAAGCAATGCCACGCCTTAAATGTAAAACAATATCAAAAAGATAATCCCGTGCTAACGCAAACAAAAGATATGGTTAAAAGCGCTCGTAAACGCGCTAAAGAAAAAAATCTCCCCTTTGACATTGATCATGAATACATCCGCTCTCTTGTCGTCTCGCATTGCCCAGTGTTTGGTATGCCTCTTGAATGGTCCACTTATCGCGGAAAAGGATCAGGAGGAATTGCAAATAGCCCGTCCCTAGATCGCATTGACCCAACAAAAGGCTACGTAAAAGGAAATGTATGGATAATTAGCAGCAAAGCAAATACTTTCAAAAGCTACGCTACGCACGAAGAATTAAAAATTCTCACTGAAGCAGTGGGACGCGCTATCGTTGAGTCCCTTGATTGGTAGGTAATTGTACTTATTGCTGGCCATTTTCGATCATTTTTGGTTGCACTTTTGACGAGGTATACCGCGCCCCTCAAACCACAAACTGCCGTGCTACTGCTCCACGCTACCACTGGCGTTTCGCCCGCGTCTGTTCACGGTGAACAGTTGTAACGTATTGAAATGGTACAGTCTAGTTGAGAATCGCTCGCAATAGGGCTTCTAATCCCCACCATCAGCCAAGAGAGGCCCTGCAGCAGGAGAGAGGCCAAGCCAGCAGGGGCAGCCTATGGGCAACAGAGAGCCCCTCAGGGGCTGCCTGAGGGGCCAGGAGAGGAGCCCAGGAGGCCCTTAGTCGCGGTCGCTGATCAGCCAGCGGGCAGAGGGGGCAGGAGGGGGGCAGAGCCCCTGCCTGATGGCCTGGGCGTGGGCATGGGCTGCAGCGTCGCGAGCTAGCACGGCTGCCAGGGCCTCAGTCAGGAGGGGCAGGGGCTGGCCATCAGGGCCAGGAGAGGCCCAGGCCAGGGGCTGGCCATCAGGGCCCAGGATGGGGGGCAGGGGCGGGCGGGCCATCAGGCGGCCTCCCATTGTGTGGTGCTGAATGCTGCCTGGCCCCCGCCTGCCAGGGGCTGCCAGGCCCCAACGATGGGAGCAAGGCTGAATGCATCAGCAGCAGGGCCACGGCCCCGGCTTCGCTTGGTTCTCAACAGCACAGCCACGCCATCGAAGCCCAGGGGCTGGGGGCCTGCAGGGTCGGCCCAGCGGTGATCCGTCACGTCGCCATCAAGGCACAGCAGGCGGGCCACGGTCTCGCCATCGCGGAGGATCAACACATCGGGCAGGGGCTGCCCCTTCGGGAATGCTGCAGGCACAGCCAGACGGAACCCAGCGGCCACGGCCTGCAGGGCCTGGCTGAGGCCGTCTGGCCTGTCAGCAGCTAGGGAGGCCGTCACGTCCCATCCTGCCCGCTGCTGGGCCAGGAGGCCCAGGGGGCCGTCTGTGGGGGCCTTGCTGTACTCATAAAGGCGGATACTGCCATCGGGGGCCAGGCTGAGAGCCTCGGGCAGAGTCTGGCCCTGGCCAGGGGTCACGGGCAGGCCGTAGCGTCGGGCGATGGCCTGGGCCTCTGCGGGGCTGATGCTCAGGCGGGCCAGATGCCAGGGCTGATCGTCCGTGCCACGTAGGCGCACAGCCAGGGGCAGGCCCTTGGCCTGGGCTTGCCGGTAGGCGCGAGCAATGGCCCAGAGAATGGCGCGAGTGTAGGCGGGGCCATCGGCCAGCATCGCCAGGGTGCGACGGGCACGGGCTGAGGCCACCGTCACGGACAGGCCCCCATGGCCAGCCCAGGCCAGGCAGCCAGCAGCACAGCCAGCGGAGGCCCAGGGGCAGCCGTTATGGGCCAGGGCCAGGCTGTAGACATTCTGGGCCTTGGCCAGTTCAGCCAGGCCAGGCAGCCGCGAACGGGGGGCCGTGGGCCCAGCCTCAGGGCCTGCGATGGCAGCAGCCAGGGAGCGGGCAGGCAGGTGGTGCAGGATCACGGGCCAGGCCAGGGCCGCCCCCTTGGCCAGCTTGGCGTTGGATGCCCCCACGGTCAGGAGGCCCTCAAGCGTCAGGCCGAACCGCTGCAGCAGGGCGGCCACATCGGCGGGCAGGTGAGCGGGGGCTGTCTTGCGGGCCAGGGGGCCAGGCTGCACTAAGGGGGCAGGGGCAGCGGCGGGGGCCTGCTGCGGCTGCTGCTGCTGCTGCCCATACGTGACAAAAGCGGGCAGCTCAGGGGCAGGGGCTGGCTTTCCAAGGGCCCCCTGAGCCCAGTTGTAGACAAAGGGGGCAGGGGCCGGGCGGGGGGCCTCTCCTGGTAGCAGGGGGCCAGGGGCAGGGGCGGGCTCAGCCTCTGCGCTCAGCTCAGCCAGGGCCTGGCAGGCATCATCAGCCACGGCCTCAGCGCTGCAGGGATGGGGGGCAGGGGCAGGGGCAGCAGGATCAACTACAGGGGCCAGGCGGGCAGACGGGCAGCCCTTGCGAGCCTTGGTTAGAGCCTTGTCTGCCAGGTCGGGCCTGCCACACCAAGAATCGCAGCAAGTCTCGCCCCTGCTATCGGTGAAGACAACAGCAGCCACGTAGGAGCGCTCAGTGCGGCGGGTGAAGATGGCCCCGGTCTGGGGGTCGACGGCCTTAAGGGTCTTGGTCTTGGTCATTGGTTTGGAAGCGATGGGGGGGCTGGCTCGCGCCAACGGCCCCACATTACAGGCTTGCCCCCTAGCAGGTAGCCCCTAGGAAGGGGCCAGTAGGCCACCCTGACAGGTGGCCCAGTAGCCAGGGGCTGTGAGGGGGCAGGGATGGTAGGGGCTGCTGCTGCTGCTGCCATGGCTGCCCCCCATAGGAGGAACCGCGCAAGCGCGCGCGCCTACCATGAGACGGGCGAGACTGCGGCGCTACGTTACATTCTGAAATATTTATATTTAGCGCGAAACAATAGGCTATATTTAAGGGCGCACAGTGAGCATCAGTTAGCGGCAAACAGTAGGTTGCATTCTGCCGCGTGGCAGTTAGCTACATTTAGTGGCGCAAGATGCAACGATGAGAATACTTTATTGCGTGTAATTCTTTATATCAACTGCGCTTATCAGATAAGCGGAGCTGATGGGAGGGCCAGGGAATGATCAGGATGCCTGATATGATAAGCGATGCTGATGGATCGGCCCGGAATGATCAGCTCAGCTTATCAATGGCCAAAAGTAGTACAAATGTACTACCCCGTAAAAATGAGAATCATTATCAACAAGGCGGCGGAAAAATCGGGCAGGGAGCCTGATACGCTTCGGGCCGGATCCAAAAATACAAAAACCAGCCGGTTCCAATTTTTTCCAGAACAATACATTTTCCAGCCGGATCTCACAATACATTTTTCACCCGGACCCTTCCATTCAAGTTTTTATTAATCACCAACCATGGCCATCAAAGGCCGCCTGAATGGCGGCCTCTTCACTTTCAAACGGTCCCCCAATGATGGAATCATCGCTATCGGAATAAAAATACCACCCTTCGATTAATTCAGTGCCTTTGCAGCAATCTTCGCTAAAGAAATCAATGAGAATCATGATTAACGTTTCTTAAATTTAGAAAGATGAAGGTTCCACATGCCTGCACTCAGGCTGCCAGGCCGATATAGCACATAGCAAGGCTTTTGCAGAACCATTCCACCTTCGCCATCGGGCTCTGGTTCGGCTTCATCTAACCACATGCCCTTACATTCATTGTTTTCATCAAAGATGCCAATTTGATAGTCATTATCTTCCATGCATAAGCGCACGTGAAAGATTAGTTCTTTGAGGCGGGCTGCTTGATAGCGGCCCTGCGTGGCTGGCCAATACGGGCCGTTTTCGCTGTAGTTGCAAACGTAATGCATCATTTTTTCTCCATTGTCCAATCGGTTTTATCCACAGAAGAATGACAACCAGTGCAAACTAAACTAGACCAACTGAAATGACCCACGCAAGCAACGTAATTACAATGTGGGCATTGAATAAGGCGACCATTGGGACCAGTGCGAGAAGTTTTAACAATGGGAATGAAAGTAGTCATGATACGGAAGAAAGAATGCGACGGTGAAGAAGTTTAATTTGAGAAGCGTAAGATTCTGAATCAGTTAAATCTTCTGCAAATTCTTTTTCAATTCTTTTTAATTCTTCATTGAAAACCAAAGCCATCAAAGCAAGTTCTTGATTGGAAAGTTGAAGAGAAGCCATGATTAATCCTCAGAAACAATGCGAAAATCAGGGTCGTTGTCTTTCTTTATCCATCGACATTGATTCATGCCAGGAATGACAATGAAAAGCTTGTCGTGATGGTTTTGCTCAACAATGGCAGTGGTGAGGGCCTTGCCGATACGGCTGCGGCCCTTGCTGCTGATTGCGAGGATGTTAACGGTTTCCATTGGCCTCCTCCTGTGCTTTCCATTGCATCTCCATCCAACGCTGGCGATCATCGGGGTTTTCAAAGAGAGCCACGGGCTCTTCGCTGCTGGGTTTGGTGCAGAAGAAACGCTGAGAAAGGATGCGGCCAGAATGGGCATCACGGAAGTCTGCAGTCCAGAGCCAGAAGCCAAGGTGAGCTGCAACCAGCTTCACGCGGCGTTCGATGTTGCGCGAAGTGTCGTGGCGCCACCACTGGCCTTGAGTGGGGCGGAAGCTATCGAGAGTGAAGACGAGAGCGAGAGCAGTCATGGTTTTGAAGGAGGGCGGGCCTCGCGGCCCTGTACGAAATAGAAATTAGTTCATTTCCAGGAGGCTGTCAAGCCTTGTTGCGTTTCTTCACAAACGCCCTTGGCATGGTTCATGATCCAGCCCCTGTAATGCGGCGCTGAGCGATCCACGCTGATGAGCCCCTTGGCTTCTAGAGCCTCTAGGGCATTGAGATAGAGGGGAAGATTGGAGCCTGCTAGGGGAAGCTTAGGTACAAAGCAGGGAGCGTGCTTGTGGCGTTTCTTATGGGCCAGGAAATAAGAAAACAGATTGCGTTGGTTGATGGAAAGGCCATGAGCTTGCATGGTCATGCTCCTTGGGCGTCGATGCCTTCAACGATGCGGCCTGCATAGTCACGCACTGCATAGAGGCAGGAGAAGGCTTCATTGCGTTGATCACGGGCCTCATAGTATGCATCAGGCCCTTGGGGGTAAAAGTCGCGGCCATTGAGCGTGGCTTCGCTAAGTGCGTCGATGGCGTCCTGCACGGCGTAATAGAGCTTCTCGTATTCAAGGCGGAGCGTTGTGGCTCCAGTGCCATTGAGATGGATGGTAGGGATGTGGGGGACGATGGAGGCGGGCATGATCAGGAGATGCGACGGTAAGCGAAGGTGACGTTACGGATGGAGGGGTTGATGTCTTGCCAGGAGGCGAGGTAGTAGGCAGAGGCAGGCACCACCCAAATGCCGAAGTTATTGACAGGCGGGAGGTCGTGGAATTTGGTGAGCAGGGCAGTGGTTTCTTTGGTGCAATGCTCAGCCACAGTGCCGTCTTGGAAATGGAGCATTTCTTTGACGATGAAGCGGCCAGAGGGGCCACTGTGCTGGCTCATATTGATGGAGGTCATGGAAGGAGGGCGTGTACGAAATAGAAATTAGCTGGAAAGCGGGGGCTTGCGCCCCCTTGTTTATAAAACGAAACAATTAGTCCAGGATGGTGGCCTGGATGCCCATGGCCTTGGCTTTCTTCCACAGGGCACGAGCCTGATCCACGTCATCAATGCGGATGCACCACAGATCGCGGCCCCAGTTGTGATAGTTCTGCTTCACGCCATTGATAGTGGAAGAATCGTTAGTCCAGGTGCGGCAACGGAGCCACGCATGCCAGAACTTGCCGCGAAGCATTTCCACGTCCAGCACAACGTCACGGTTGGAGCCGATGAAGTCGCGGAGCTGGAGAGTGCCAGTGCCCTGGCAGGCGAAGCAGTCGCCGTTAGCAATGTGGCTGTAGTGGGGCAGCTTGCCGGTGCCGCCGCAGTTGGGGCACTGGCAGGAGGTGGTGAAGACTTTGGCGGTCATGGCTTGGAAGGCGGTGGGGCTCGCGCCCCTCAACGAAACTAAAGTTAGTTCATGACAAAGGGGGCTGTAAAGCCCCCTGACCATCAGCCTTGCTTATCAAGCCAGTGCCAAGGCATGAGCGCGGGTGATCGTGGCGCCAGCACTGCCCCAGTAGAGGCTTTCCAGGCGCTGGCGAGCAGCCTCCGTGGAGTCCTTGGTGCGGCCTGCATCGTGAGTGAAATACTCCGTGATGGCCTGATAGGCGCCCCACATGGTCCCTTCCACGCCGGGGATGTTGAAGCCGATGCCTTCACCAGCGAATTTGTTGGCCACGCTGTCCCATGCAGCCAGGTCTTCAAGCTTCTTGGGGCGGGCGGTGGTGGTGTCGCCACGCTTGTCGTTGGTCATGCCCACAAGCTGATCAGCAAACACTTCCTCGCAATAGGCGCGGAATTGAGCAGCCGTGCAAGGCTTGTTGGCCATAGCCTTCAGTTCTTCCATGCCGCCAGTGAACTGCTGGCGTTGCATGTCGATGAGCTGAGGCAGCTTGCTGATGAGGGTGTTTGCGTTGGTGGTGTGGCGAATGGCAAATTTCTTCGCCTTGCTGCCAGCAGCAGCACGACCTAGAGCAGCCGAGAGCGTATTTTGGCAAACAACGCGCACAGGGCTAAACATGATTTGAAAGGCAACAGTGCCGTCGTGGCTGGTGCAGCCAACAAGATATTGGTGGATGGTGTCGCCCTTCACCACTTCGCCTTCTGCATTGTTCACCTTTGCAGTGAATGCCACGCGGCGACCTTCTGCCAGTACCACCACTGCATCCATCGTGGCATCCTCGTGCAGGGCCTCTGCAATGCGGATGAGCTGTTCGTTCTGAACGATGCTGTAGGAGTCTTTCTGAATGGAGAGGACGGTGCCGTTGTCAGCGCGGGTGATGGCCTTATGGCCGGGAATTTCCAGCATGTCGCTGGTGAAAATGGGCGAGGCTTTCACTTGCCAATCAGCGTTGGCCATGCGGAAAGCTTCACGGGCGGGGAGGGTGCCATCGAGGACAGTGCCCAGTTTGTGCCAGGCGGCTTGGCCGTGAAAAAAGGCGCCGGAGGTGAATTGGTGGCTCATGGTTTTGAAAGAGAAGGAACGATGCGACGGAAGTGCCGCTTGAAAAAGAAATTAAGTGGAAACGGAGAGGGCGTCAAGCCCTTTTGCCATTAGCGCTACTTATCGCCTAAAAGCAAACCGTCTGACCATTGGCCGTGATCTTAGTCACGCGCTCGCAATCAAAACTGCGCCAGGCGCCTTGGCCTTCGTTGCGAGCGATGGAGAAGTCGCGGCAGCGGATGATCGAGGGCTTGGTGCTGGGCTTGCCAGTGCCTTTGATCTCCTTGCTGTCGCGAGGGTTGAAGCGAAGCGTGCGGACGGAGCCGTCTTGCTTGACAAACTCCACGCCCACGATGGAGGGGCCAGCGCGATAAATGAACTGGCGGATGAAGGAGGTTTTATCCATGGTTAAACAGAGAGAAGGCCTCGCGGCTTGAGCCAATAGTACGAAAAAAGGGGCCTGGTGGCCCCTTCTGTAACAAAATGAAACAAAAGGCTGGGGACTTACGAGCATGCGCTTAATGCAGGGTCAATCGCGAGATGAATCCGCTGGAACTCCCTGCACTGTTCGACGACACCCTTAGTTTCAAAACAGAGGCTAGATTATCAATTGACTGGCACCAATTGTTTTTCCCCACCACTTAGCCCAAGTAGTGGCCAGCATGTTTAGGGAGCGCAATGTGGAAGCATGCATCTTCCGCTCTGCCCCATTGTTTACAACGTGCGCCAGATTTCGTCTTGCATGGCATCAGCAAGCGTGCGAATGAAATCTTTTGTTCGCTTGTGATTCTTGCCTGCCATTGCTTTTGTAAACTCTTTGGCAGAAAGATGCTCGGGCGCTTTCTTCTCGTGCTCTAGCAAAATAGTGCGAGCAATAGCACGATCTGCTGAGTTGTAGGAAGATAGTTTGAAGCCCACCGTGTCTGCAACCATGCGAGAGATGGCGCGTTGCGTGTTGGTGAGAAATGGAGTTTGCGTCATGGTTTAAGCTGTCGCCAGCGATGGACAGGGCCAGTATGAAGGAGAAGAAGCCCCCTGTCAAGGGGGCTGTCAGGAAAGCTTGACTAAGGCTGAATGCTCACGGGGAAACCATTGGCAATGCGGCAATAGCGCTCAGGGTGAAGCTTGAGGCACTTAGCCAGCCCTTCATGATCAGCAGCCGGGTCTGGCGCTTTCGCAATTACCATACCAGCCACTGAAAAGGCCATCATGACGAGAAAGAAAGAAGCGAAGTTTTTCATGGTTTAAAGGCGAGAAAGGCAGATGCGGGCAACGCCCTGGCCAGGAGAAGCAATGCGAGAGAAGCTTCCGTAGGACAAATCAAGGATGCGCCCGCCAGAGTATGGGCCGCGATCATTAATTGTCACCACTACGGTCTTGCCATTGTCACGATTCTTCACTTGCACTTTGGTGCCCATAGGAAGCGAGGGGTGGGCAGCAGTGAGACCGTAGGCATTGAAGCGAGCGCCGCTAGCAGTGGTTTGGCCGTGATAGCCATCGCCAATGCCATAGTGACTGGCTTGTCCGCACGACAAAGCCGCCGCTTGGACAGGAGCGCTGCCAAGCAGCAGAAGGGGGAAAATGAAACGTAGCATCAAAACAGAGAGAGTGGCTAGCGAGGAACGCAAGCATCGCTGCAGGCGTTCTGACTATTGTGACACGCTTGTCAAGCTCCCTGTGAACTAAACGGCCAATGGGGGTGTATAGTAAGGAAGTGGTCGGCTTAGGCGGCTTAATCGCTGCTCCCGTCGCAAGGCGGGCCGTAAGGACAAGCGCGACTGACAATGCGGGCCAGACTGTATGGTTCGGCCAAGGGTCTATCATGGTTCCCTGCGAGGCGCATTGTCCCCATTGCTGATCTTCTGGAGGAGGGCTCGATGGGAGCCGTCGTATCGGAGGCCACACAAAGGGAAGGGAGGGCGAAAGCCCTCCTTTCTTTTTGCCTATACGAAGCCAGCTAGACTCGGCCTATACATTGCTGGCCGGGGCATGAAACTGTCGCCTGAGCAAGATCGTGAGCGTTTAGCGCGATGGCTGAGGAACGGGGAGGAATATGACGATTGGGAATATGGCACTGAGCCCATCCCTGGCGACCATTCATGGACAAAAGAAAAAGCCCCTGATGGGGCTTTAGAGGATTGACTATGGAAGAGGAGGATTTATAGGGGAATCGTCGTCACATAAGCAATCAGCAAAGAATTTGTTTCTATTTGGCAATTGATTGGCGATGGCATTGGCCATGCGAAGCATTTTGATACGTTGAGTTTCGTTTTCTTGCTTTAGCTGGCACACTGCATTAGTAAGGGCTAATACTGACTCACGCAAGTCTTTGATGGCAAACTTTACGTCTGCCTCTAAAGATTGAACGGCTTCGCAAACGTCTAAGACAGCATGAGCTGTGTCAATGTCTTCCCACGTTTTACTTTTACCATTGAATCGTTGCATTTTGTAGTTAGTCATCGAGTTGCTCCAGTGCGCGGCGGATGGGACTATCGGGTGCAATGTCCATAACGTTCTCCCATTCAGCTAGCTCAGCCAGCGCCTGCTCCTTCAAGCTCTGCGACTCGGGGCGGCGGGCGCAGTACAGAAAATCCCGTGCGTTTTTGTCGGACAGCTCTAGCAGCCTTACGCACGCCTCCAGCTCCTGGTCTGCACCCCATTGGGCGGCGCGAGCGGCAAGGAATCGCTCTGAATCAGCAAGTTCACCACTAACAGTGCAACCAAAGAACTCGCCAAGCCATTGCTGTATTAGCTCCGGCGGTGGGGTGATGGGGAAAGTCATAATTGGCAACGGTTAGATGGAAGTGGCGGCACGGTAAAGCTCCAAATAAAGCCTGTTCTGTCGCTCTCGCCAAAAAGCAAGACGATCTTCTAACTGTTGCAACGTAAGCGGACGTTGTTTCCGTTGCTCATAGTCCCAATCCAGCAGCGGATCGTTTTCGTAATCTTCAGGAATCATCATCGCTTTCGCCTCCATTGTCATTGATGTCTCCATGCCAAAAGTCCTTTAGGGCTTCTTTCATGCTGTCCTTAAGACTGCCAGGTCTTACGTAGAAGCCAATGTCATCGCCCTTGTATTCAGGATGAGCCCGTTCAAAATCGTCCGTCGCTGCATAAATAATTTCATCAGCAACGTGACGAACGCAATCAATGAGAGAGCCACTAAGTTGCGTGTAGGAATAGTCAGGAAACATGGCGTCCTTCACGTCTTCCATGCAATCGAGATAGCGCGTTTTATAGCGATCAAAAAGCTGCCAGTATTCAGCTTCATCGCCATCAGTTTTAAAAGGAGGGATGTGCATGATCGTCAGAAGGTTCCTTTAACGGCTTTAGAGTAGCTCATCATATATTCTTCAAGATCAGCGCCTGAAGGGGCCTGTTGCAAGAATTCTTCATGATTGCGTTGAATCATGTCGAGGCTCACGAGAAAATGACAAAGGATGCGCTGCAAGCCCATGCGTTGAGCAAAGCTAGGCTCATCTTCAATGGCTTTCTCCAGCGTGCAAACAAACTCTTGCAGTTCATCCATGGAGAAATAGGCTTGAACAACGGGCTTGCCGAGGCTCATTACCATTTCGCCTTGTGCATTGAAAGCGCTGATGCCGTTATCAGGCAACAGCCTGGAAAGTTGTGCAGAGGTCATGGTTTCAAACGCGAGGCAAGATCGGTCTTGCTTGCTGGCAATTTACAGGCCAGCCATTCCCTCGTCAAGCCTTGCAATGATTAGCGTTTCTTATTGCCGCGCAAGTGCTTAGCCACAACTCCTGTGCTCAGCGGCTTCTCCCGCCACTTAACGGCCATGCAATGGCAATGCCCCATCGGCTCCAGTTCAGCATGCCGATAGGCCCTATCCAGCAGGATCTGCAGAGCCTGTCGCTTGGCCTTCGTTAGGGGAGCAGCCGGTTCTTCGATGCAGCAGCGAGCAAAGTCTGCAATCTCCGAAATGTCATCGAGATTGTTGGTGCTGATGACAAAATGCCTCCCGCGACGCTTGGCCTTAGCCCATGCAGGATGGATGGGAGGATTCTCTGCAGCCAATGCCTTGGCATCTTCCTCAAGTTCAGGAGGAATGCAAATATGCACTGTTGGAACAAGCTCCGCCAGGAGCGTCAATTGCCCGTCCATTGTTCAATACAGATGGAGCTGAAAACGATCAAATTGTAAGACGAACTCACCAAAGCTGTCATACAAATGAGTGTCGCCATAAATGACTGAGCCTGGAGGTAAAGCATTGCGCCAGGCCAAAAGGAACTTGCCCAAGCGAAAGCTTCCACTGAATTCATTAAGGTGCCAAGCACAAACAATGTAGTTGGGCTCGATGAAAACAAGATGCTTCACGGTTCAGGCTCAGGCAACGGCTTAATTTCTTCCACCAATGCCACCTTCAAATCAGGCCGAAGCACGGCCAAAAAATGCTCTGCCTGTTTAGGAGATATGGCTCCTAAAGCAATGCGCTGGCCGTCAGCAGTGGTGATAAGGAAAGTGCGACAGACGTTCATCGCTCTTCAATGTCTTCCAAAATGGCCTGGCTGATTTCCTTCTCCAGCATTTCCTTCCATTCCTCACTGCCGCCAAGACTGCCCACTTCACAAACGAGATGCAGACTGTCGCTGATGCGCGTGGCATCCATCAGGCAAGCGCAGGCTTCAGGAAGCTGGCCAGTTCCGAAGAAGTCTTCCGCTGCTTCAGTGTGGGTTTCAAACCACTTACCAAGGGCGAACAAGGCAATTTGCCGGTAGGCTTCATCGCCATAGTTGCCCACGAGATAGTCAATGGCCTTGGAAAACTTAGGAGGCACGCCAACAGTGCCCGGATCTTGCAGATGAGGGGAAATAGAGGAGGCGATAGCCTCCTTCTTGCTGGCTTTGGCATCGGCTGCCTGGCGCAAGAAGTCGTTGACGGTGGAGAAAGAAGAGTCCAAAAGAGACTGGCAACCATGGCAGTATGCACAGGCTAGCCATGCCTGTCAATAGTCGTCTTCATTAATTGTTTGTAAAGGCACCGTCTCGGGCCACTGTTCGTTTTCTGGCGATGGATCGAAGCTAATGGCTTCGGCGCTGGCTGGTAGCGCATTCTCGCGACGTTCTTCTGTAGCTTTAGATTCTTTTTCTTTTTGAATGGTTGTGGACAAATCCTGAAGGAACTTTCTATAGCTGGTATCTTGCTGCTCCACTGGCCGGGCCTCGTGGAGGCCCAATAACTTGGCCTGCTCCACAAGACTGTTCTTTGCCACGGTCAGAAATGCTGAATCGCCAGCCGTTTCTTCAAGCCGGACGGTTTCATTACTTTGCCCATTATTGTCGGACATTGTAATAATTCGTTTCTTTTTACTATTCTCAAAACTTTGCAGAGCCATGTCCTTGAGGTCCATCTGCTCCTTGAGAAGACGTGCGCGATGCACGTCTTGATTCTTCAAAATTTCTTCTGTATAAAGCAGGCGATTAAACTTCCTATCACCATTGACTGTTTCTTTACTTAGCTTCAGAACATTCGCAATCTGGCGATTGCTCATTGACGCCGCCAATAATTCTTGCACCATCCATCGCCTAAGGCCAAGCATATCTTTGCTATAGCCTGCTGCACCAGTACCACCATGCACTTGCGTGTCACGAACTGCTTCAAACTGGCTTTCAGAAATACCAGCTTTCTTCAATGCATTGGAAGCATATTCAAGCTCCTCTTCTGGACTGCCAAACGTAATCTCAGGCCGTGCCATACGCTTTTCTATTCATCCATGCATTGTATCTCCCTTTCCATGGAGAGTACGCACGAATAGCTCAGTGAAACGTTCCATTTGCGAGGCCACGACAGTGGCCGGAGCTTCATCAATGGCAGCTTTCAATTTGCAAAGCTCTTGCCATTCATTATCAGACAACTCTTGGGATGCCGGAAATTCAGGGGCGAAGGTCATGATTCAATAAACCAATGGCATGAAAGATGCCTAGAAAAAGAGCGGCGCCAATAGCGCCGCTTGTCAGAGCCACTCTAATTTCGTGCTGGCGAATTTTTTCGTCAATGAGACGATTAATTTCATCAGCAGAAAGCTTGGTCATTGCTCAGCATTGTCAATAGCAAAGCCTTTATCTATTAATTGTTGAATTTCATCAAGACTAGAGCGCCAATGGCGCTCTCCATTGTTATCGCGTGCTCCATAGAGAGTGCGAGAAGCTGGACGTGGCCCTTTATTAGGCGATGAAAAGCCGTAATGAATAATTGGCTGAATTTCCACTCCGTTATGCACAAGCAAGGGCAAGTGGTCAACGGAGCGCGGAGCGTTAAGCATTGTTTGAAATTAATCGTTGCAATGCTAGTAGCAGGATTTTTGTTTGAAGGCTTCTTTGGCCTTTGTCCTGCACGTTCCGCCCTTGGGGGCTCCACTATGTCTTGAACGGCCTAGCGGAGGTTTATGGCCTTATCTAGCCCGTTGTTTTTAGGGAGTCTTGGCCTAGATCTGGAGCGCTCCGCCCTTGGGGGCTACGCTCCGCCTGGAAGGCCAGCAAGGCTGGAAAGGCTCGCTTTGATGAGTGGTTACTCGCGGGACTTTCCGGAACCACTATAAGCACACCGGCCAAGCGCAATTGTGCCAGTGCTCAGAATGGCACACGCTCAAGAGCCAAAGCCCTGTCCCCGCCAGGAGCACGCTGGCGAATCCTCCTCTTCCTCCTCTTCCTCTTCATCGAGAGGCTCTAGTTCTTCTTCCGCTTGAGGTGCAGCAAAAAACGGCGCTTCAGGCGCCGTTGGCTCATCGTTCCAAATAATCTTCATGGCAATGACAAATATTTCTTACAATCTAATAAGTCGTCCGCTGCGGTAGACGGCGGGGAGGCTGGTTACAGAGCCTCCCTCACTATTGACTAGAGCAAGCGTTCTTCGCAAAATATTCCACACTCAAAATTCATATTTTTCATTTTCCTTCCTTTTGCATTTTCTGGCAATTCATCCAAGAATATTCTCTTCCCTTTCCATCGAACAAGTTTGCAGCCGATATCCCTGGACTGCTTTGCTCTCGCTTCAAAAACCGCTGGATCTTGCTGTCTAACGTGATTCCAATAAGTGGCAGAAGTTGCCTTAACACAACCAATGCAATTGGCATTGGGATAGCCTCGTAGATAAGCGGAAGGCAAGGCAATGCCAGCAGCAGCAATTATTTCAAAGCATTCTTTTTTTGTAATTTTTTCGTCAATAAGCACGGGGATTACATTATTGCGTTCTGTTGCAACAAAACGCTCGTGCCTATTTTTTTCATCGTATGTAAATCCAAGTACATGCCAATCCATATGATTGTCTTTTTCCCATTGCTGTCTAGCTCTTTTTTTTAGTTCCATTGTGCAAGGGGCCCCCATTGGTCCGCTCATAAATTTGCGATCAGACCACACTTCAACGCACGAGCACGAGGGATATTTTGAATTTTTAGCAAACTCAATTTTGTAGCCCAACCATTCCTCTACATCAAGAAGAAAGCGATGATTGTCTGGATCCTCTTCTGCTACGGGATTATTGATAATTCGCACATGGTGAGAATTTTTGTATTTCTCAAGGGTTTTATAAGCAGCAACAGCGCTAGCCGCTCCGCAAGAAAACCAAACGGCAATGCTTTGCACGGTTTTCGTGAAATTTGGTCAATTCTAAAACCAGATATCGTCGTCTTCAACGACAGGTTCAGGAACAGCGGCAGCGGCAGCGGAAACAGTGAAATCCTCTTCTTTGTAGTTCCACGATTGGTAGAGGCGAGTACGCTCACCATTCGGGCCCACATTGAAGCTGCTAGTTAACAGCCCTTGACGGCGGGCCTGTTCAGCAAGGCGGCCAGCCAAATTGCTGTCAAAGCTGCTCACGTGCCGGGACAATGCCATGCGGTCAAACCGTCGCGTGTTCTGCGTGTCAACGGCCTGCACCAAACGATCAAGATCATCCCTGCCGCCATTGACTGGCCCTTCATAGAACCAACCATACGTGGCCGGATCTCGCCGCAGGAAATGCTTGCCAGCTAGGCCACTACGACTCTTTGTCCATTCAAAGATGAACTGAGTTGTGTCGTAGTTATTGTCCTGCCGGTAAAGCTTCACCACTTCACTAACGTTGGCCTCAAAGCTGGAACTGTCACGAATGCCACCACTTTTGTTTAAGTGGTGAAGGATGACAATGCTGCATTCATATTCATTGGCAATGTCACGGAGTTCGTAAATGCAATTACCAGCGTCAGAGCGAATCAAATCCACGTCCATGCCAGCAAGGCAGGAGGTGAGACTGTCAATCATGATGAGCTGCGGGCGATGCTTTTTGATATAAGACAAAAGCTGAGGGATGTTATTGAAGCGCCAGCGGTCAATAAAGCCAATGTCGCCCTTATCTAAATTCTCGTTGTCGTCGTAGCCAATAATTTGCATTTTTTCTGCAGCATCGACCACTGGCTCGTCGCATTGAATGATGAGAGATTTGCCTTTCTTGCAACGGCGACGACTCCATGGAGAGCCAGTGGCAACGTGCAATGCCCAGTTGTATAGAAGCGTGCTCTTGCCGCTACCAGGCGCTGCAGCCAGCAGCATGACGCTGCTCTCCGGCAGGATGCCTGCAATGGTCCAAGCGCGAGAATCTTCAGACATGGCGATGGTTTTAGCGTCCATCACTTCCATCTCCTCACGGCCATGCACGCGGGATCTTGCTTCAGCCAGGAGCTTCTCCACTTCCGTGGCTGGCATCTTCACTTCATGAAGCGTTAGCCACTCTCTCGCTTCAAAAATTACTCTCGCATCGTTGTTGTAAAGGCCAACCATGCGTTCAAATGTGGCGATAATCTCCTCAAAAGAGGGCCGCCCGTCGCGGCCCTCGTGCCGGTCTTTAAAGACGATGGAGGCAAGAATCAGTTCTTGGTCGGCACCGTCATCCAACCAATCGGCCATGTCATAGCCGCCGTTTTGTGGCAGGCTTTCCCATTCAAAACTGTCCGGCTCCGCATAGAGCCACTGTGAGCCAGGGTTATCAGCCGCCACTTCACGCATGAGAGCCACGCCAGGCTCATCACGGTCTGGACAGAGAACTAATTGGTGCTGGCGAAATAGTAAAGAATAGTCACCGTTGCTTCGATATTGCCCACTGCCTCCAAGAAAAGTAACAGCAGGAAGCCCAACTTCCCAAAGTCTGTCACAACATAATTCGCCTTCAACGACAAAGATTGGCAAACTATTTGCCTTGGAAAAATCAATGGCTTCTTGATAACGATAGGGCAGTATGTTTGTTCTAATTTCGTCAATTACTTTCTTGCGTTTTTGTACGCTGGAAGGAATGGTTGGATATTGCTGGCGAATGCTTTTCTTGCCCGACGAATCGTCGCGCACCACCTCCAGAACCGTTTCCCCATCACGGTTTGCGTAGGAGAAAGTATATCTTTGATAGGGGCGCTGCGGACGTTCCCATCGTTCCAATGGTGCCAATGCATTGCGAATTTCAGCGCGATGCTTTGCGGAAGTGTCGTTGAAACAGTTGTATGCGCCGGTTTCTTCGTTAACGGAAAAGTCGTTGCCTTCGCATGCTGGGCAGATATATTTGCCTGCGTGATCGCTGGGCTCCAGTTTGCCGAGGTGCTCCAGAATAGAAAATGCCATGGCGTAGCAAGAGATAGGGCGTTTCTAGCAGGAAAAAGCCGGCCTGTCAGGCCCCTGCCGTTTCTTAAGGCGAGCTTCACAAAGCCCATGGTTGACGCCCTGGGCAACTATGGCTAACATGGCCACGTTGTCCATACTGGCCATGATTGCATTGCCCGTAAAACCTCCTGGCTACGGCGAAGCGAAGAAGGGTCGTCACTTCACGATGACTGACACTGCCTTCCTCCATCTCACCAACATTGCCCACGAAGCCCGCCTGTCCTTGAGCGAAACGATGGAGCGTCTAATACGTTCCACGCCAGTTTGGGAAGGCAGTGCCACACTGGCTGACGGTGCATTTTCCTTGATCGAGGATTACGCTGTTTCTCTCAAGGATTCTCCTGATTCCCTTTTGTCTGTTTTGGAGGATGACGATGAAAGTCTCTCAGCTTAAAAATGCTGCCGAGCAATTTTTGATTTCTCATGGTGATGGTGAAGTCAAATTGATTTGGGAGATTGGCTGCTTTGAGGAGGGCTACGACCCCAAGTACGAAGAGGACGTGAACGATGCCCGTGTAGTGCCTGACTGGCCCCTCCCTGGCTGCTCCCTGGTCTTTCCTAATGAGGAAGTAGAGCAAAAGTTTGTCCTGTTTTACGGAGATGGCCTCACTTCCAAGCGCAATCCGTCCTGATGGCCTCTTCTTTCACTGTTCATTCCCCTTTCGATTTTTCCCAAATGGACGATTTTTCCAAACAGGCCATGATGGACCGATACAACGGCGTGTTTGCCCCACTTGAGATCACTGCCGACCAGTTCAAGAAGGCTTACGACACTCCCGACATTGGCCCTCACATCGAGAAGGACTACAAGGGCCTGTCCTATCTGTCCTGGCCATTTGCCTACCGCTACCTCAAGGAGCATTTTCCTACGCTGTTCGTGGCCTTTGAAGAAAAGACCATTGGCGAAGTGGTGTTCGGCGGCCCCGGCTACTACTACCTGCGCCCCTATTTGACGGACGGCATCAAGCGCACTACAGCGCTGATCTTCCCCGTCATGGACCGCAAGCACAATGCCATCCAGCAGCTTGATGGTCGGGCCATCAGCGACAACTGCCAGCGTGCTGCCGTTAAGTGCATTGCCACCTTCACTGGCCTCGGTTTGCGTCTTTATGCAGGCGAAGACATCCCCAAGGAAGATGAAAAAGCAACGACCAAACTCGCGCTCCAACAGGAAACTCCGAAGCCTGCAACGCGGGGAAGCAAGAAGGAAGCGCCAGTTGCAGCAGATGCTGCTGATACTGGAACAGAGGCAGCTTCTGCCTCCGCTTTCGATGCTAAAGAAGCTCTAACCAGCTTCTGCAAGGCCAATCCGTTGGGCTATCAAGATGAACAGCGTAGCCTTGCTGCCGGTAAAGCGGCCCTCGATACGCTCGGCATGACCCGCGCCACTGAAATTAAGAGTTGGCAGCATTTCGGCAATGTCGTTTCTGCCATGGTCACCCTCTGGGCCAAAGACCAGCAAATTCGCATTACCAAGGCCGATATGCGAGCTGAGCTGGACATCATCATTGCGGCCACAACAGTGGACGAGATGGTAGCCAAAGTGGCAGCGTTCGTCGCAAAAAAGCAATAGACCTAGCAGCGGCCCGCCTTGCGCGGGCCTTTGCTGGATCCTTGTGCTTAGACAGCGATGGACTTCCCATTTCTGAATCTCCTTCCGCCTTATTTGGCTCATGACCCATTAGGACTTTTCCTTTTGGTTTTTCTCATTGCCCTTACCGTTGCCCTCCTCGTTTATTTGCTATGGACCATGATTTCCCGATAGGAAAATGGACTTATGGCTATCGCGAAGGCGATCTCCATTTAACCATGACTTCCGACACTAATTTTTGTCGTGAAGTGATTGAAAACTTTTCCCACTTCCTCCGTGGGGCTGGCTTTTGCGACAGCAACATTATTGATGGTTTTGCTGCCGTTCTAGAAGAAATGGAAAGTATTCGCCCATCAACCATCGTTCATGAAGAATCATGAAGCCCTCCTTGACAAATGCCACGAGGCATTTTGGAATTGGCCTGACGATGGCCTCAGTAACGATCTTCGCATTGCTGCTGTTTTCAAAGTTCTTGCTGACGATCCTCTTGTGGATAGGCAGTATCTTGCTCAAATTTCACGCAAAATCCTCATGTCTGACATTGCAATGTGCCAAGGCGGTGAATGTCCTGTCCGCGAAAATTGTTGGCGTTATATCGCGCCTGCTAGTCGCTGGCAAAGCTATATCGAAACGCCGCCATTCACCGAAGAAGGCTGCGATTACTTTTGGGATGTAAACGAAAAATGAAAACCATTCTCACTATTTACTGCATTGTTTGCTCGCCATTTTCCACATTGGCGCAAACCTTTCCCATTCAAAAAGTGGGCAACACTTGTCCACTGGGATACTATTCACTGTCTGGCTATTGTGCGCCTAGCGCAGGCAATGAAAGGAAGTGGTCCATCAATTCCGTGCCAAATACCACTTGCCCGTTGGGCACGTATAAAAACGGAAATTATTGCACAAAAAGCTATGGCAGCCACTAATGGCCTGTTACGATTTGTGTCTAAGCAGGCTCATGATGCCCAAGCTCGCACGATACGAACCCAACCGGCTGCAGATAGACAAAAGGAGATACTATCTCTGCGACGATTTTCCCAATGTCCCCGGAGGGTGTGTTTTGCCCTCTGTGACGACTATTGCGAGCGCGTGTTCGCCCCCTGGCAAAATTGCGGCGCTCATGAACTGGCGCAAAAAAGTGGGCAATGAAGAGGCGAATCGCCGCACTCGTAATGCCGTTGATCGTGGCAACTGGTTGCATGGCGTTTTAGAGGATCTATGGAATGGAGAGGATGTGAATTGCCATCTTGATTCCCATCCAAATTATGTGCCCTATTTCACTTCCATTTCATCGTTCCTTGAGAAAGTAGATAGTCCTCTTCTCATTGAAAGCGCCATTGCTTGGTATGACAATGCGAGGCAGATTGGCTACTCAGGAACGTTTGACATGCTCGCCAAGATGAACAATGGCGACTATGCGCTGCTCGATTGGAAGACCAGCTACAAACAAAAGCCTGATACACAGCTAGCCGACTATCGGATGCAGCTCGGTGCTTATGTGCAGGCCATTGAGCAGATGTATGACATTGAAATCAACGAAGCGCATTGCGCCATCGCCATTTATGACCCCGATACAGAAAAAGGGCAAGAAGCGCAGGTGGTGAGCCTATCGGCAGGGGAATTGGCCATGCAAGCGGGCTTGATGGTGCAGAAGACGCAACAGTATTTCTTTGACCACTATCCAGGCGGAATGCCCTTAACAATTTCTATGGACCGTGGAGCGTAGCCTTTTGGTGAAACGGGCTTAAGCTGGAGCAGCCCGTCCAGGGCCCACTACACTCCTTTGAGGAACAACCAATGCCCTCTGGCAATCTGCCCGTATTTAGCGGCACCGTCGATCTCACTCCCGACATTCTCAATGCTGCTAAAAAAGCCGGCCCCAACGCCCAAGGTAACTACAGCTTCCGCGTGGCGCTGTGGGACAACGACAAGCGCGATAAGGACACTTCCCCTCATTACAAAGGGCAAGTGACCGTCAACAAGATGGAGAACAGCCCCAAGGCTTATTCCAGCTTCTGGAAGAACGATGGCAACGGCGCTGGCAGCAGCAGCCGCTCCTCGTCTTCTGACGATCTGTTCTGATCATGAAGCGCTCCGAACCCATTGACTGGCCAATCTACCTTTTGGCAGTTGGCATTGTCTTGGGCGTTAGTTTTGGAGCGGCTTGTTTAGGGGCATGGGCGGTCCAGGCAATCTGGCCGTCCGTGCCTTTTTGGCCTGCTGCAATTCTTGTTTGGCTCACCATGGGCTTGTTCTCTCGCTCTTCAAACGATGCTTCTCGCTGACAAGGAAATCAGCATCCTCGCTGAAAACGACATCATCTTCCCCTTCACTGGCGAAAAGCGCCGTGAGCTTGACAATGGCACCAAGGCATTGTCCTACGGTTTGTCGCACGCTGGTTACGACCTCCGCCTGTCTCCCAAGGGCTTCATGGTCATCAACAACAACCAAGAAGCCAAGGCGCTAGATGTGAAGAAGTTTGACGAGGGCGTCATGTATGAAGCGACGCCCATCGAAGAACTGGGCAGCACTTTCTTTGTTTTACCTCCTTTTTCCTACGCATTAGGCGTTAGTCTTGAACGCATCACGATGCCCAACAATGTGATGGGCATATGCGATGGGAAAAGTACGTATGCACGTCAAGGCACCATCATTAACGTTACGCCAATTGAGCCTGGTTGGTCTGGCTTTCTCACTATTTGTATTGTCAATCCCCTGGCTTTTCCGGCTCGCATTTATGCCAATGAAGGCATAGTGCAAATCATGTTTATGCAGCTTTCTGGCGACGTAGGCCAAGCCTATGGCAAAGGAAAGTATCAGAATCAAGGCGCTAAAGTATCTTTCGCTGCCGTCTGATGCGTGAGTGCCCTTGAAGATCAGTTTCTCGGACTGTGGCAAGCTCACTATCCCGATCTTACATTGATCAGAGAATTCAGTGATGTTCCCACTTGGGAAGCTGATTTTCAAGAGCGCTATGCAAAATCAAAACGATCTAAGCGTTATCGGGCTGACTTCGCTCACCTCCCATCCAATAGCCTCATTGAAATCCAAGGCGGAACTTTCAATCGAGGCCGTCACGTTACCGGCAGTGGTTATGAGCGTGATGCCCGAAAGTTCAACCTCGCCACAATGGGAGGATGGAGAGTGTTTTTATTGACTAGCCAAACGGCCAAAGACGCCTTTTGGCTTGAGAAGATTGCCGCTGCACTTCGTCATTGACCATTTGCGTAGCTTCATCGAGCAGTTCAGCAGCAGCTTGCAAATCCCATTCTTTCACGGACATGGCTTGACGCAGCTCCAGGTTTTCCTTAACCAACGAGCCCACAGCCTCTTGCATGTTGGACCAACCTTCCATTAAATTTACTGCCACTTCCCGCAGTTTTTCCACGTCAGAGCATTCTGCAATGGCACGCTTATTGGCAGCCAAAGCGAAGTCTCTTTCTAAACTGCGTTCAAACGGACCCATGGCAGCAATGTAAGGACGGCCTTGATAGCTTAACTCTACTGGAATAGAGAAATGCGTGGACATTATTCCAAAACTGTTTGCTTTAGCCTAACCAGGAGGGGCTATGGCAGACAGTTTGTTTACAAGGTGGACGATGGAAAGAAAGCCGTAATTAAAGCTACGGAGCACCGTCCATTTCAGCTTCCACACACCCCACGCGATCACGAATGGTGCCCTGGAGAAGAAGTGGTATATGTGCAGCCAACAGCAGCAGGATGGATGCTGACTAGCATTGTCGGTACTCTCATTGGTTTTGTTTTTAATGGTGGAAAGAAACGGGCAGTAGTTGTCTGGCATTCAGAAACCAAGATCTCGCCTACAATCAGCTTGCAGCGTTTGCGCCCGGCCTCTCTGTTTCATGGCTCCCATTAACTCCTCTATTGATCCTTTGAACGATGGCATCAGCTTTGTGCGTCTTATTGACTGGATGGGCAGTTCTATTGATATCGTCTGCGATGCTCGCCAATCTTTTGGCCAAAGCAGCGCTGAATGGTCGGAGAAAGATCAAAAACTCCTGAATTATTTAGTTAAGCATCAACATACCAGCCCGTTTCGTGGTGTTGTAACAAAGTGGCAAGTTAAAGCTCCTCTCTTCATTGCTCGGCAATGGTGGAAGCACGTTATTGGCGGCACTTATGCCAATGACCAATTGGGCTGGAATGAGAAAAGCTTTAGATATTGTGAAGCTGATAGTGAGGAATTTTACATGCCTCGTGAGTTTCGCCAGCAAAGCGATAGCAATAAACAAGCCTCAGCCGGCCCCCTGGAAGGCCGCTCCAATGAGATAGCCATGATTGAATATGCCAAGGGCTTGCAGGCCGCCAAAGGCGCTTATCAGACGCTCATGGCGCTTGGTGTGAGTAAAGAACAAGCTCGTGGCGTACTGCCCACGTCGCTCTATACTTCCTTCACCTGGACCTGTAGTTTGCAAGCATTGCTGCATTTCATCAGCCTTCGCTCACCAGCAGATGCTCAAGGTGAAATCCAAGCCTATGCTCAGGCACTATCCTTGCTGGCACGGCCTCTGTTCCGAGAGGCTTTTGATGCTTTTGAAGCCAATGACTGTTCCTTTTGAAGGTCGCCCTAAAGTGTTTGATCCAGTTAACAGCCCCATGCACTATGCATCTGGTGGCATCGAGGCCATTGAAGCACTAGAAGCTTGCATGAGCCCTGAAGCCTTTCGTGGCTTTCTTAAGGGCAATGTGCTCAAATATATTTGGCGCTATGAAAACAAAAACGGCTTAGAAGATTTAAAGAAAGCCAAGTGGTATCTAAAGGCTCTCATTTTTGCCATGGAAATGGAGCAAGAGAAGGAAGCCCTTGATGCCATTGAAAACAATTGCAAAGATGGCTTCTGCCCCATGCCTGGCGCTCGCATTGGAGAAAGGGCAATTGATGAGCCCATGTTCTCTCCTATTAACGATTGCTAAGCAGCGCAAACTGTTCCTAATAGAAAGCCCCCAACAATGGGGGCTTTTTCTTGCGAAGGAATATAAAGGCCGCGATCCTCGGCATATGCCTCCACATCTTGCAGGGAGGTGTGAGCGCTGACAAAGCTATGGCAATGCACCCAGCTCGTCAAAATTTCTTCTCGACGAGGCGTCCAAAATTGTTGCGGCCTCCACCATTCAAAAATACGCTCTGCCCCTTTGTCTAAATTACAGCTTTTGCAAGATGGCACTAAGTTATATTTTGCAAAATGCGGACCGCCCTTGCTTTTGGGAACAATGTGGTCCAAAGTAAGCTTTTCGTTCCACTTGCCGCAGTAGGCGCAGGCACACTGCCCGAACGGTCCTTTCAACGGATAGTCTTCAAAAATGCTCTTTCTAAATCGGCGTCGTGCATCTCCAGGGCGAAGTTCAATGAGAGAATGTAATAGCTCATCGGGACCATTCGCAATTGGCATGGCGCATATTTAATTTTCTTGCCACTAATCTAACCGCTAAATTTGCCCTGCTGAGAATGTCTATAATTGATAAATGCGCTGCCAGCAATGAAAAGCTTTCAAGAAGGTTTTGCTAATTTTGTGGCCACATTAACGGCTGGCATGCTGCTATCCACTGGCGCAATGCTGGTTACAGTTGGGCATCAGCAGGTAAAAGTGGCCACGCAAATTGAAAGCATCACGGAAAAGCTTGACACACTCACTGAAAATATTACGGCTTTAGAAAGTAGAGTGCGTTCATTGGAAATTCGACGCTAAGCTAAAGATATAAATTCGCTTTATAACAATGGGCGGAGCTGAGTGGTTTGTTATTGGTGGTATTTTAATTGCCGCCGCCGATCAAATTCTTGATCGTTCTCCCTGGAAAAGTAACAACGTGCTTCAACTCCTCATGGAAGGACTGAAGACTGTCTTCCGCGTGAAGAACTGAGGCTTAGCCATGTGGGCTAACAATAGGGCATTCTGGGATGAATGCTTCCAGACAGCCCGTCGTTGCGGCGCTCGCTATCCCGAGCTTGTCGCAGCACAATGCTGCTTAGAAAGTGGCTTTGGTAAGCGCACTAGTGGCAAAAACAATTATCTTGGCTTGAAGGGACCTGGCACTGCCACAACCACTCAAGAATGGTACGACGGTCAGTGGGTGACCATTAAGGCTGGTTTTATTGATTTTCCCAGCCTTGCTGCATGCATTGATTATCTTGTCACTCGTTGGTATAAAGACTATCGCCATTTTAAAGGCATTAATAACGCGCCCAATCGTTATGCAGCAGCTCGTGCATTAAAGGAGCAGCGCTATGCCACTGATCCCGACTATCCAACGAAGCTATCTAAGCTAATGAAGGAATATGCTCCTGAATCCACACAAATTATCATGATTGGTCCCAAGAAAAAGCCTCAACAGTTTGGCTTTAAAAAAGGAGATTCCCATCTCATTGTTAATGACATTAGTGAAACAATGAAAGCCTTTAATTTTGAAGGCGAATTTTTATGGGAAATTCCTTGTCTTGCTCGCGGGCAATATTCTGACAATGAATTTAAGCTGCAAAATTCAGACACGCCTCCTGGGCTTTACAAAGTTGGTGCCATTTATAAAGACTATGAGAAAAAAGGAAACAAGCCTGCCTATGATCGCACGCTGATGGCCTATGGCTGGTACAGTTTTGATTTAGTAGAGCTGGAAAATCAAGAAGCTGGCAATGGTCGGGCTGGGATTATGATCCATGGTGGCGGCAGCGCATGCGGCTGGCCTGGCGCATGGGCACCCAAGCAACCTCTTTTCCCAACACATGGTTGCGTGCGCTGTCATAATATTGATCTTCGTGATCGCATTCTTCCCCTCACTAAAACTGGCACTGTCTTTGTCAGTGTCTATCAAGAAGGATGAGCGGGCAAAGCTGGTTTAATGCTCTGTGCTACGAAATAGGATTATGGGCCGTTACCAAACGGCCCTCTCTTGCTTTTCAACCATGGTTCAAAATGCTCATGGCCTACTGCCGGCCAGATTGGGCAGAGTGGAAAACCAAAATTGTCATGGAAAAAGTGGATGAACAAGCGGCAGTATTAGTAAAACAATGGGAAAAGGAAGAAAGAGAAACAAAAGCCAATGCTTTAGCTGATCAAGCTAAAAAGCTTTTCCCTGATGCCATTGTCACACCCTTGTCTGATGCCATTGTTCCGTCCGTCATGATTGAAAAAGCCCCGCCAGCGGATGCCAGCGAAGCTGTGAAGGCTCTCGGAGGAGAGCTTCGTATCACCTATCAGCTCAAAGGCCCAGAAGAGCTTTAAGCCGGTTCCATTTGGCCAGCTCTTCTTCGTGATAGCTGGTCCACGAAGCAATGGCATCAATCAGCCCTTGCTTGGCTTTGGCTGCATCGCCGTCCGTAAGAAGCTCCTGAAGAGCCTCTGAAAGCATTTCAGTTTTTTGCTCGTACCATTTATCGTCAATGGAAAAAGACATGGCTGCGAATGAAGCTTTACTCCCTTGACCATACAACATTGATTGCATTAAATCGACTTAACCGCCCATGTTCGTCAGCAATTGAGCACTAATTCTCGATGCAGACTCGCAATAATATGCCAACACGTCAATCTTGCTTGCTGTTGTCGTTAATGTTGGAGCGGTGCCGTTTGGGAATTTCCAATTGGAGCCAAATGCCAGCGTCCGACTTCCTGTGCCATCTTGCGTAATTACAATGATGCCGCTCTGGCCAGCGGTAATATTTGTGGGATTGGCTAAGGTTCGATTACCACCAAGCGTAACACTAAAATTATTCGCCGCAGAAAAATCAGGCGTAATGGTGGCACCATCAGTGAGTGCAGTGATTGCACCACGTTGAGCCTTGCTAAAAGTTTGGGCAATAGATGTGCCGGCCATTGGATAGCCGCCAGCAAGACTGCCATCATGGACAACAACAACGTCCTTGTCAGTGTCAACAGTGACCTCGCCAAGGGCGCCGGTAAAACTAGAATGCTGGGTGGTGGTTCCTCTGCGGAACTGAACGGCGGTAGGCATTAGACCAGGGCTCCGTAATCAAAAGTGGTGTCAGCAGCAGTGGTAATTAAACCATAATCCAATGCAGTATTAGCAATAATTTGCCATGCACTTTGGACATAGGCTTCAAGACATCCAAGCGTTGTATTGTAACGGAGGTGGCCTGAGGCAGGTGTTGGGCGCTGGGCCGTCGTGCCGTTGGCAACCTTGATGGCGCCAGTGCCTGTCATGGTGATATCACCAGAGACGTTGCCGCCGGCATTGCTGAAACCATCAGTGATGCCGTAGCCGCTGAGCGTCGTTGGCTTGCTGGCGATGTTGGCAAAGGTGTAGCCGGTGCAGTTGGTGAGTGTGCCGGAGGTGGGCGTGCCCAGCAGCGGGGTTACCAACGTCGGGCTAGTGCTCAGCACGTTGCTGCCCGAACCCGTGCTACTAGTAACACCCGTGCCACCGTTAGCTACAGCAAGTGTGCCAGCAAGCGTAACTGCACCAGTCGTTGCACTGCTTGGCGTGAGACCAGTGGTTCCAGCAGAAAAACTTGTAACACCTGTGCTGCTGCCACCAATTTCAACAATGGAAGCGGTGCCATTATCTTTTTTTGTATAAAGTTTGCCGTCAAATGTGTTAATTGCAAGCTCACCAAGCTGCAAGTCGCCAGTAGTAGGGACTTTACTGGCTACGGCTGAGCGCTTAATCTTGATAACATTTGCCATGTGGCGTCCTCTTAAAGCCTATTTAGGCAGGATAAATGGCTTTGCCTTCTTAGAAGGTGCCGCCATCAATGGTCGAGTTGGTATCGTGATAATCAGTGCCTGCCACTGCAGCAGTAAACGCTGAAGTGCCATTCCCTTTCACTAAACCAGTGAGCGTAGTGGCGCCGGTGCCGCCATTAGCCACAGCAATTGTACTGCCGTTCCAAGTGCCAGTTGTAATGGTGCCAATAGACGAAAGGCTTGAAAGTGTGGTAACCGCGCTATTAACCAAAGTGCCACTGGTTGGCAGCGTCACGCTTGTATTGCCAGTAACCGTAATAGAAGTGGTAAATGCGCCGGAGAAGGTCAGACTGCCGCCCAGCGTGATCGTGCTAGAGCCATTGTTAACGCCAGTGCCACCAAAGCTTGCACCGATGACACTGCCGTTCCAGGTGCCGGTGCCGATGGTGCCCAGCGTGGTGATGCTGGTCTGGCCGACATAGGTGGAGGCAATGTCGATGGAGTCGGCATTAACCGTGATTCTGTTAGAAGTGCCAACAGCGTCAATGGTGTTGCCGGTCTTGGTCAGACCTGCGCCAGCCGTAATCTGACCAGCTCCAGAGAATTGAGCAAAGGTCAGCGAAGTGCTGCCAACAACAATGGGGTTGTTAGTGCTCAGCACCCAACCACTGTCGGCATTAGTTGTGCCTTCCTCGACAAAAGTGAACATGCCGGAGGTGACTTCGGCGTCCGTGTCAGCATCAGTGGCGCGAGACCAGGTGCTAGCTGCCACCACGTAAATACCATTGGCGCTGGCCGTGCTTTGATCCTTGACCAACACACGGTCGCCGGCAATTACCGCCACGCCGTCGATGGTTTGCGTGCTAGACAGCGTGATATTGGCCGTAGTGGCAACTCGGACGCTGGCCTTTACATCAAGACCATTACGAGACGCATCCACATACGCTTTAGTGGCGGCATCACCATCAGCGGTGGGCGTGGCCAAGTTGGTAATCTTCTGGCTGTTCAGCGACACCGAGGCGGTCGGGACCGCCATTTGATCCAGCCGGTTGGTGCGAACCTGCGTATCAAAGTCGCTGATCTTGGCCGCCGTCAGCGTCGGGATGTCGGTGGCGCTGAGCGTGGTGCCGGAGGTAACACGACCTTTCGCATCAGTGGTGACTTTGGTGTAAGTGCCAGCCGTGCCGGCGTTGGCCAGTGTCAGAGTGACAGAAGTTGAACCAGAGCCGGATGCATCACCAGTAAAAGTGATTGTCTGGTTACCTGTTAAATAATTCTGGGCCTTAACAAAAGCTGTGGTAGCGATTTTGGTGCTACTATCGCTTGTGGTTGCAGTGGCAGCCGTTGCGCTAGAGCCAGTTAAGTCAACGCTTCCAGTGAATGTTTTATTTCCTGAAACAGTTTGAGCGCTACTTAGTGTTAAAAATGCACCAGAACCAGCAATGGCCGGAACCGTAGTGGCAGTGCCACCTGCTCCTCCTGTTCCCTTACCGTAATAAAGAACATCATCAACTTCGTTGTAAGCAAGTTCGGCATTTGCCAGTGATGCTGGTGCCCCAGGAGAGCCGGAGGCGCGTCGTTTAATGCGAAGAGTGTTGGCCATTAAAAATTGCCTCCGTCAGCAAGGGTGATAGCAGTCCAGATTGAATCTGCTTTAAATGTGGAAGTGGCGCTGTCGTAATACACCACACTTTTATCTATTTTATCTGCATCATTGACAACTAGGCCGGCTGGTCCAGCAGGGCCCTGGGGACCCGCTGGCCCTTGAGGCCCTTGAGGGCCGGCAGGCCCTTGAGGACCTTGAGCCCCTTGAGGCCCTACGGCACTAGTTGTTACAATTGGGGCAGATGCCGTTGTAACATTAACAATGCTATCAGAAGATCCTACGACAACTGTCATTTGCAACTAATCCCAGGATTGATATAGGCATTGCCTTCTAGCAAATAATACACATCCCCACTTGGCTCTGTTATTAAAACATCATATTGACCTTGTTCTGTAATTCCACTTGTGCCAGATGCTTCTAGGCGAATCTTGAAAATACCGCTAGCTTGGCTTACATAATTAACCGAAAAATCCGCAAGCTTTGCAGTGCCAAGTCGATTATAAAGCTTAGAAACAACAGTATATCCACTCATACTTACTGGCACGCCAGAACTATCCTTATATTGCACCTGCAGCTCAAAGGTGGCCCCTTGGTAAATGGTAATGTCGTATTGACTAGGGGTTACCATGACTCTCCTTTTCCTTCATTGTAATCAAATTAAACGACTTCCACCCAGCCAATCATGCCAAGTGCTTTAGAGCTTGTGGCGCTATCTACTGTCAACACAAGAATGTCGCTTTCGCCTGATGCATTTTGCCCTAACGATAAACGAATGGCTTCTGCCACTGCATAATTATTAGCAGCGCCTTGCGAGACAAAACCAGCATCAACAATGGTGCCGCCAGAAGCAGTGCCACTGGCAATTGTTTCTACATTGCCACGGCCATTCACTGCAGCCTGCCACGTCGCACCACTAATAGTGGGATTGAGCCGCAGTCGCCATAAAATAACATCACTGGATGCAGTGGTTGTTGAAATCCTCACCGGCAAAATTACGTTACCAGTGCGACCACTAACCATGCGAATGCCGGCAGTAACGCGCTCTCCCGAAGTGTTTGGAACTGCGCTTAAGTCGTAATTAATTGAATAAATAGCACCATCAGGCTCGTAGCCACCTTCGCTTAATACGCTGCAGCAAATTTGTTTCAGGGTTTGCCCAGACGCTTGAGCTGATGCATTGTGAATACGATAGGACAATGGCAAAATAGCCGTTGTCATATAGACGGAAGTAAGAACGTTGTAATGATTAAATTCGTGGCAATAAATAATTTCTCCGTTAATAACAAACCCAGCTCTTACTCGCCCAACTCCCAGCCATTCAATGTCAGTAACAAGAATTTGAGCCTTGGAAATATCTAAATCAAGAAGCGTATTTAAATTCCAATCAGCTTGATTTACAACGTCCTCCACAATACTGCCAGTGGCATAGCTTCTAATGACAAATTGCAACGTTGTTCCGCTGGCCCTAAACATCACGCCATTATTATCGTTAAATAGCCCCACTTCTTGAATTAAGCCAGCAGTGGGAGTAGAGCCAACAAAGCTTTGCAGCATCATCATGCTTTTCCCTGCTTGGTAAGGAAAATTTTGTTTTGTCCGGCGCAAAACAGTGTCGCCAGAAGCAGTGGTGGTGGCCATTGCCACGCTGCTTTGATTGGTTAAAAACGTAGACGTACCACTGCCGACAATCTTGTCAAACCATTGATCAGGCCGCTTGTCGTAGCGCATTGTACTATCAAATAGCGTATAAGGCGAACTAGTACGGGCTCGACCAAAGGCATCTACCACGCCACTATCTGGGCCAGTTTGCAAAAGCCGTCCACGCCAATCAGCTTGAACATGTGTTTCAAACTGTTCATTATTGGCGATAATTTGGCCCATGATGATAACGCTTTCTTTCCATTGTACGCACAAAAAAGAAGGGCCTTACGGCCCTTCGCTTATTTTCCTTGTCCTCGCATGAGCTTACGCCCATGAGAAGGTTTACTATTTTTCCCTTGCCCCTGTTTTGTGGTTTTAGGCTTACGGATGATGATGCGCTTAGACGAGGAAGCGCCAACTTTGCTCTTTACAGCCAATGGTCAAAGGCGAAAGGACAATCTTAGCTAGTTCAAGCCAAATTGGCAGCAGCATCATCGTCAACACTTTCCAGCACTGGGGCGTAGGGATCAGCAGGCCAGACGGGATAGTCCGCGCCGGTGATGTAGGCGGCTAGGGCGTCGGTGTCGGCGGTGGCGGTGATTGCAGTCACCTTGGTGCCAGTGGCGAGGCGGATGTCTTCGCGCCAAGTTTTGATGGCGGGGTCGATGACGGTGCCGTTATCTGCTTCGCGGATGATCATCCAGTCAGTGGGCGACAGCAGCGTGCCAGCGGTTTGCCGCGTAGCGGCGGTCCACTGTTCGACGAGTTGGCCGTGGTCCTTGGGGATCAGGGCGCCTTCAGCGTCATAGCCCCAGTAGAAGCGTTGGTCGTACTGCGGGGGATCGGGCACTTCGGTGATGCCGATGGCTTCCTTCTCCTCCAGCGTGGAGAGGCGCAAAAAATTAGCTGGGTACTGAGTACCGTCTGGGGTCTTAAAAGGGGTGTCAACCGCGAGGGGCTGACCGTTGAGCAGGAAGGCCATTGTTAGCTCCGGTGAGGATGTGCCCGTTTCATAGGTCAGCGGGCGAGGGCGTACTTGAAGGGGGATTCCGCGAAGGCGGCAAAAACAAGCCTCGCGCCGCTTTGGTTTAGCGAAGGAGCACTGCTCCCATTTACCCGAATTTTGAAACCATTTGACAGGAAATCTAGGTTTCCACTGCCAGACTCAGCAGAACTTGATGATGGATCTAAAAAGGCGCCGGCAACGTTGTAAGTATCCCTTGACGCATCAAACACAAGCCAACCTGTCGATCCGTTTGTTGAATCTTTGATGAGCACGTATTTTGGCCTAAAGCCGCAAAATGCAAACGGACCATCGCTGGAGTTGTTGCCGGTAAAGCTGCCGAACTTGCTGAAGCCCGCGACTTCGGACCACAGGTAGGCGACCATTTCGTGAGTGTTTCCGTTGACTTGGCTATCTGTTCCTACTGTAAAAACGCTAGAAGTCGGTGCCGTATTATTCCAATAAGGCGAATAAGTCACAAATGCGTCAGTAAGGTTTAGCCGTAACCCGCCTGTTGCTGGAGAAGCATTTGCGGATTGGTGATAAACAGGCCATCCGTTTCCCGCAGAGTTTCTATTTTTTAAGATCATCATGCTCGGCGCAACACCCAGCGAGTGGGCGATGGTGCGGTTCGTTGCGTTCCCCGTATAGGTCACAATGTCAAACCCCGGCGTGGCGCTTTCGTCCCAGCACCAGGCGACGTAGGTGGCAGCATTTTTGTTGGGGTTATAGTCATCAGATCCGCCATTATCGCCCACAGTGAATTGACCAGTGCCTAAGGCAAAGTCACTGTTGCTGTATTCGGCAATCGTTTGATTACTGCCAAGAACATTGGTTGCTCCACGCACGCTATCGAACAAAAAGTGGTTTCCAGTGTTAATAGAACGGGATTTAATCCACACAAGATCTGGATTTGTAGTTGTGGAGATGTTGCGTCCGCTCGCTGCGCCATCACCCGTATAGGTCACCACATCCATGTAGGCGCTCGGCTTCTTAATCGACGGCTCGGGCAGGTTCTGCGTGTTCAGCGCCACGAAGCCCGACGGCGGGGTGTACGCAAAGGGGCGTTGGCCGAAGTTAAATGAAAACGTACAACTTGCCCCCGAATCTCCATCATATGCAGTTACATAGTACGGTCCAGAAAAACTTACTGTATAAGATCCTTGGCTTACTCCATTTTTGTAAAATTCAATGGACTTAGTGTTTGAATTTAATGCAATTCCAATGACATCATTGGTTGCATAAGTAGCTTTGCCAGTAGCAACTGTGCTACCTGATTCATAGTAAGTACCGTCAGAACCGTAAACAAAAATTGAGCTTGAAATTGTTGCCGTTGCTGCACTTACAATACCAATCCATAGAATTGTGGAGGTACCGCTTGTTTTTGCTGCCTCCCAGTACCACGAGCCTGTCGCCATTTCTAGTGTAGAAGTACCAAGCAAAGTGCTTGAAGCGTAACTCGTGGCCGTAGTTAGCTCAAGATTTCCGTTGGTCAGTGTTACTCCGCACGCAAGCGGGTTCATCGTCGCGTAATTCCCCCTGCCGTTGCCGCCGTCGGCGTAGGGCGTTGGGGTGTCGATCATGCTGTCGTTGCCGGCGCCAGCGGTCACGCTGAAGTTGTTGGGCGTCCAGTTGTTGCTGTTGCCGCTGCTGTCCTTGCCCAGCGTGGTGCTGGTGGTGCCGGAGTTGTCCGAGAAGTTGAGGTAGAAGCCGTTGGTGCCGTAGGTGCCGGCATACTTCTTGGGCTTCCAGACGCCGGTGATGGTGTCGGTCTCACCAAAGCTGCTGGGGGTCAGGGCTTGGCCGTCGATAAGATAAGTCTCAGTAACGTACCCATCCCAGTAAGCGTAAGGACTACCGGACGCATAACCAGCACCAATCGCATGGGCGCGGGTGTCGTTGATGCCTAGGTCATTATTCTGCGCTGGATAATTTGCCGTACTCCAACTTGTTATTTCAGTTCCATTCACATAAGCCTTCGCACGATTAGAGGCAGTTGCTTGCGTAGTGTCTACTGCAACAACAATGTGATACCAAGCCGACGGATCCCTAAAAAGCTGCGTTGAATAAAGGGCGAATGTTCCACTGTTGAATTGCCCAAAACGAAGTTGGTTATTGCGAATTTGGATGTAGAAGAAAGTGGAATCAGAAGTTCCATTTGTGCATAGGAGGTAATACTCGCCGGTGCTTGAGTGGTTGCCTAGCTTTATCCATCCACTCCATGTAGCTGTCCTCCTGTTCCCCGCACTCGCCGGAGTCCTGTTGAGGTACGCCGAATCCGCCGAGTTGAACCGCAGGCTGCGTTCGATGCGGTAGCCCTGCGAGCCAGCCAGCAGAAAATTGGCGCTTCCGGGAACTCCCATGTCTCAGCTCAGGTTCGTGATCAGTTGGGCGTGGATGCTGGTGCTGCTGCGGACCGCGTAGACCAAGCAGTCCACCGCCGACAGCGTGCTCGTGACAG